TGATACTCGTGGCACAGTTACTGAAGTTAATCAACAAACAGGTGAACAAAAACAAAGACCAATTAAACCTCACGAAACTGTTTGGGTTAAATACGAAGAAATTTTCACAGATAAGTACAAAATAATGGATGAAAAATATCGTAATCATTTATTTCAGTTTGAAGAGAATAAATATAATAGTGATATCGTTTTACCATATGAACGTGTATGGACAAAACCTGTTACGTCATATGCAATGAACTACTCTAAATTTGACATATCATTGGCACCGATTAAAAATCACGTTTTCAACCGAGTTAAATCACAACTTAAAGTAATTGAGGCAGGGTTTTATAAGAAAGCGTTGATAGCATCTAATGTTGGTCCTTATACAATCGACTTGAAACATTCATTAAAAAATGGTAACTTTGTTGATGGTAACGCATTATTGGTCGATGAGGTAAAAAATCATAGTGATTGGTCAAAATTTGTTAAGAAGTTAGTTGACAACCCAAATATGATTATTGATATGGGTGAACGATTATATGAGACCGTTAAAGACAAATACGACTTGAGAAACGTTACTAAAGAAAGAGCTGAATTTTACAAATCTATAATTAAATAAAAATGATAAAAATACCAATTACAAAAATTTTATTCTTGGACATTGAGACGGTTGGAGCTTGTCCCGACTATGACTCATGTGCCGCTTTAGACACTGATATTGCTAATCAATTTGACAAATATTTTGATTGGTTTCAGAAAAGATTTCCTGAAGATGCCGCGGTAGAAATTGACCAAAAAAATTACATGTTTAAAAGACGTGCGGCATTAGTACCTGAATTCGCTAAAATCGTTTGTGTTAGTGTTGCGTTTGTTACTGACAAAGGTGAAACTAAAGCTCAAACATTTTCAGGTGGCGATGAGAAAGAAGTTTTATTGGGGGTACAAAAATTACTTGATAGATGTGGAAAGTTAGATTTCTATCTATGTGGTCACAACTTAAAAAACTTCGATATTCCTATGTTGGCAAAACGTATGATTATTAATGGTTTATTACCACCATCAATCCTACCATCTTATGATACTAAACCTTGGGAGATTAAGGCAATCGACACAAAAGAAATTTGGCAATACGGGTCGTACACTTCAATTGGGTCTTTAGATTTAATGTGTACTTGTATGGAAGTACCATCACCAAAAGATGGTGAGGTTACTGGTGATAAGGTTCATGAAGCATATTGGGAAAAAAGTATGATAAAAGAAATTGCGGAATATTGTGAACGTGATGTTCAAGTATTAATTGATGTAATAAAAAAATTAAAAGAATTAAAATGACAAATCCTGAAAATTACGATTTTTATAATGAACGTATGAAAGAAATTGATGATATCATGAAAACTGATTTAGATGATGAAGATACTGAAGATTTTGATAGTATTTTAAATGAGTTAGGTGTTAATATTGATGACATTGAATCTGAGTTTAATGACTATGTTCCTAAACTTGAATTAGGTTACACTAAACTACATGAAGATGCCGTCGAACCTAAATACAATTACGAAAGTGATTCGGGGTTTGATTTACATTCAACGGAAAAAATCGTTGTATCAGCATTTGGTAGAGTACTTGTGCCAACAGGTATTTCATTAGATATTAAAGATGGGTTTGAAGTTCAAGTTAGGTCTAAGAGTGGTTTAGCTTTAAACCAAGGGTTAATGTGTTTAAACTCACCTGGTACTGTGGATAACGGTTATACAGGTGAAGTTAAGGTAATCATTTTTAATACAAATAAAGAACCTTTTACTATCACTAAAGGTATGAAGGTAGCACAAGCGGTGTTATGTCCCGTAGTTAACGGAAAATGGGTTGAATTGGTCCAAAAGGGTACTATCAAAAATAAAGAACGTGGAGAAAACGGGTTTGGTTCAACAGGAATTTAAATAAGTAAAAATGATAACAATAATTTACTCAACACATAAAGATGAAGATTATAACGATAAGTTTAACGACCATCTTGTATTAACATCAGGACTTCAGTGGGTAGAGATTTTACCCTATGTAAATCATAACGAATACTCATTATCCGAACTTTACAATAAAGGTATTAAAGAATCAAAGTACGATATTGTGGTATGTTGTCATAATGACATTAAACTTGAGAAAAATTGGGGTAAAAAATTATTAGAAGATTTTAATAACAACCCTGACTTTGCAATTATTGGTAAAGCTGGTAGTTGTTATTTACCTGAATCAGGTGTTTATTGGGAACGACTTCATCAAACAATGGTTGGTCAAGTATACCATCACCCTGATGGACAAAAGAAATTTTTAAGTAAATATTCGCCTAAATTACCGTTTATTGTTCCTGTTGTAACTATTGATGGTTTATTTATGTCGTTTGACAAAACAAAGATAAAACATAATTTTGATGAGACCATGGGACGTTTTCATTTTTATGACCATGGTTTTTGTTTACCAAATTACATTGATGGTGTTAAGATAGGTGTTACCTCATCATTTGAAATTACTCATCAATCAGTTGGACAACCGAACCAAGAGTTTTATGATACAAAGGCAAAGTTTGTTGAGAAATATAAATCGGTATTACCTTTAGATTTAAAACCTGAATCAATATACGTCCCTGAAATTAAAGAAAAACAAATTAAAAATATTGGTAAAGTTGCGGTTATAATTCCCACAAAGAGTAAATTGAATTTATTATTTGATTGTGTTGATTCATTTCACAAACACTGTAATTCATCATTGTATGATATTTTTATTGCCGATACAGGTTCATCAGTAGAGGAAACAGAATTAATTAAAACAAGATATGAAAATACTAATGTTAAATTAATCGAATTCGATTATTATAATTTTGGTAAGATAAATAATGAAGTTGTAAAATACCATATTGGTAATGAATACGAATTTATTTTGTTTTGTAACAATGATATTAAGTTGTTGAACAATGCGATTTATGGTATGTTGAAAGTCTTTAAAGAAAATACTAAGGTTGGAACTGTTGGGGGTAGATTACATTTTGAAGATAAAACCATTCAGCATGATGGAATTATACTTTTTGTTGATAAAAGTAGTAATATCCGATTGAGTCATAAAAATTTAACAAATTATTATAATTATTCGACAACCCTAACTAAGGAAACGGGTAATACAGGTGGGTTATTGATGATTAAAAAAGACATTTTTGAAAAATGTGGGTATTTTAATGAAAACTATATTAGTTGTTTTGAAGATGTTGAGTTAAATTTAAAATGTGTGACATTGGGGTTGACAAATTATTGTGATGGAAACATTGTTGCATATCATTATGAAGGTCAAACAAGAAATGAAGACGGTGAGAAAGAAACTAACGTTCAACAAGACTACGTAAATAATTTACTACCTTTTTTAATCAGAAATCGTGATAAAATAAAACAGTGTGTACTGAATTAATAAAATTAGAAGAATATATGGAAACAGTTGGTAATTTAATTGATAAATTAACAGTGACTAATATTAGAATTTGGATGGCTGAGGATATTAAACGAAATGTTAATGCCACCGACTCAGATATTGCTAAAGCGACTAAAGTAACAAATATTGCTAATCAACAAAGAAACGATTTAATTCAAGAAATTGATGAAATGATTAATGATATTTTAATAAACCAAAAACCTCAAAAACTTTATAAACAAGGAAGTACTAAAATGTATGGAAAAGATTAATTTTATTTGTGGTGGAAAAACGGGAGATTTATTACATAACTTAATGGTTATTAAAACAATATGTGAATCTAATAACTTTAAAGGTGTTTTATATATAACAAACAATGGAGGTTATGGTGGTGATTACTTCCATTTTGATATTGAGAAAACGTATGATGATTTAGAACCAATGATTATGTCTCAAGACTATATCGAATCATTCCATATTTTAATAGATGGGGAAAACATTGGTAATTTTATTAATTTAAATCAGTGGAGATGGTCTAAATTATTTTTTAAAAGTAATTGGATTGACTTATTATGTGATAATTATCAAATTGACCCCCCAATAGAACCATGGATAAAATCAAATAAAATTGAAGGACTTGAAGAGACAATTTTAATTCATAGAAGCTTACATAGACACACACCTAATTTTCCTTGGGAAAAAATCGTTAATGACAATAGGTGTAAATTTATAACTAACATAAATTCAATAGAAGAATACGACTCATTCCCATTTAAAGATAAAGTTGAATTACTGACTTGTAATACCTTTAATGATTTTGTACAATCAATTAACTCTTGTAAATTTTTCATCGGTAATATGTCAACACCTTTAGCGATATCACATGGTTTAGGTAAACCTCATTTATGTGAATTATATAGTGTTGATGAAATACACTACATTGGTGATGAAAAATATGTTAAAGACTATTTTTACATTTCACCAAGTGGTAATAATAACTTGGACGGAATTGATAGATATCTTAACTTATGAAGAAAATTTTAATAACAGGTCCTTTAGGTCAAGATGGTATAATATTAACTGAATTATTACAGGATAAGTATGAACTACATGGTGTATGTAGAATGACGTATTCCGTAAAAAAATTAAATGACCATAAAAAAAATTATAATATTGATTTATGTATGTCTGAATTAACGGACATCGGATATGTTGATTTTTTAATTAAAAATCTGAATCCTGATATTGTCATAAACTTTGCGGGTGAAACTGATGTTATTAATCCGTGGTTGGATACTTATAAAACATTTGAACAAAATTATATTATCCCCTCAAATATTTTAGATTCAATCGTTAAACATAATAAAAACATATTTTTCTTTCAGGCGTCATCGTCATTAATGTATGGTAGGTCAGATGAAAAAATTATTACGGAAAATAGTAAATTCTCACCAATGTATCCTTATGGAGTTTCTAAATTAACTACTCATAATTTAATTAATGAATATCGACACCAATACGGATTAAAATGTTCGTCAGGTATCTTTTTCAACCATGAGTCAAATTATAGAAGTGATAAGTTCATTAGTAAAAAATTATCAACTTTAGTTAGTGAAATAATAAAAGGTAATACAACCAAAATAAAATTATATGATTTAAATTTTAATAGGGATATTAGTCACGCCGAGGATTTTATGAGGGGAGTTGAATTAATTATTGAAAACGAAATAAATGATGATTTTATTTTTAGTAGTGGACATTTAACAAATGTGCTTGAGTTCTCTAAAAAGTTTTTCTCTCTACATAATTTAAATTTTTATGACTATATTGATTATACCGATTCAGGAAATTACCCAAACGATTACTCAATAATTGGTGATAATTCTAAATTAAAATCAATTGGTTGGGAACCAAAATATGATATTAATGGGTTAATAACTGATATGGTGAATAAAGAGATTATATAACCAATATGAACGTAGCATTTATTAATCACACACAAAAACAATGTGGTGTTTATCAATATGGTAAACGTGTCTCGGACATACTAAAAACTGATGATAGATATTCTTTAGAGTATATTGAATGTGATAGTTATGGGGAGTTTTCATCACAAATTAATGATAAACATTTTTCCCATATAATATACAATTGGCATCCATCGACAATGTCATGGTTAAATATTGAAATTACCAATAGTTTTAAAGATAACTCGAAACAACTAATAGTATATCACGAAACTTCGTTACCAACTCATTTATCAGTTGATGGATTGATAATGACTGATTTATCCGAAAATAGAGAATTAAAACGGTTTTCCTTACCTAGACCAATTTATGAAATTGATTTACCTAACGTTAAAAATGAAAAAATTAAAATTGGTAGTTTTGGGTTTGGGTTTAATAATAAAGGTTTTGAACGGATATGTGATGTGATAAATAAAAATTTTGATAACGCAATAATACATCTTCATATCACAAACGCATTTTTCGGTGATAAAAATAAAACCATATCTAACGGGGTAATTGATAGATGTAAATCGTTAATGAATGGTAAAACTAATGAACTAATTATTACGACAGATTTCTTAGATAATCAAGATATTTTAAATTTTTTAAATGAGAATGATGTTAATATTTTCCTATATGACAATATGCCAGGGAGAGGGTTATCTTCAGTGATTGATTATGCGGTTAGTGTCAACACACCATTAATTGTGAATAATTCTAATATGTTTAGACATTTATTATCAGATAGACCAAGTATATCAATTGATAATGATGATATTAAATCAATAATCGGACGTGGTAAAAAAGATTTGGTTTACTTCAGAGATAAATGGTGTAACTTAAATCTTAAAAATAAATTTTTAGAAATTTTAAATGAAATATGAAATATTATTCACAATCAAACCAAGACAAATGGGTCGTAGAATTTCTAAATTTTAAAAAAAATGGGTATTTTATCGAATTGGGAGCGTATGATGGTATACAAACAAGTAATACCTATTATATGGAAAAAAATTTAGAGTGGGATGGTATTTGTGTGGAAGCAAATCCTTCCGTGTATAAATTATTAGTTAAAAATCGAAAATCAAAAAACATTAACGTAGCGTTAACTGACTACGTAGGTGAATGTTTTTTTACCAATGATAAGATTACCACCGATGGTATTAAAGTACCTTGTAACACGTTAGAAAATATCTTAAATGAAAATGGGTGTCCAAAAGATATTGATTATTTATCAATAGATATTGAGGGATATGAGTATATCGTTCTTAAAGATTTTAATTTTAGTAATTGGAATATTAGTCTAATGACTGTTGAACATAACTTATATTGTGATGGTAATGACAGGAAGGATAAACTTTATGAACTATTAACTAATAATGGTTTTACTAGAGTTGTTGAGGATGCCCCGTGTTTAGATACAAATCCGTCATACCACAATCAACCTTATGAGGATTGGTACATAAATAATAAATTATTAAATAAATAAATTATGGAAGAATTATTTACGTTAGGGAACTTATATGTTTCCGACTTTTTAAAAGATGGTGAATCACCAAGAGGTGGTTCTGTAGAAATGAAAATGATGTTAGAACCTGAAACGGGTTCTGTTAGATTAGAGAATATCGCACCATTAGATACAATGTACGGTAAATATTGGTATAGGTCAGGTATTAATCACACAATGAAGAAAGAATTAAAGTCTATTGTTAATTCAATAACAGATGTTGTATCATTGAAAGAGAATGACTTATGGATTGATATTGCGTGTAATGATGGAACATTATTGAGTTACGTTCCTGATAACTTAATTAAAGTTGGGATTGACCCTGTTGATGATTCATTTAAAAAAGAATCTGAAAAACACTCTAATTTAATTATTCAGGATTATTTTTCATCAAAAGTATTCCAAGAATCTAAGTTTGGTAACCTTAAAGCTAAGGTTATTACAACAATTGCAATGTTCTATGATTTAGAAGAACCTAAAAAATTTGTTAATGACATCGTTGAAGTTTTAGATGATAATGGTGTTTGGGTACTACAATTATCGTACACCCCATTAATGATTGAACAATTAGCATTTGATAATATATGTCATGAACATGTGTATTATTATTCGTTATTCAACATTCGAAAAATGTTTAAAGAGTGTGGGATTGACGTTGTTGATGTTCAATTAAACGACACCAATGGTGGGTCTTTTAGAATTTATTGTATGAAAGAAACTGCCGATAAACGTAAATTTGGTACACAACCATATCGTGACGTATGTAATTTTAGATTAAATTCTACGTTAGAGTATGAGAAAACATTAGGTTTAGACACCCCAAAAATTTGGTTAGATTTTTATGATAGAATCAATGAACTAAAAGAAAAAACGGTTTCATTTATTAAAGAGGAGAAAGCCAAAGGTAAAGTTATATGGGGTTATGGTGCGTCAACCAAAGGAAACACATTATTACAATATTTTGGGTTAGATAACACATTGATAGACGGAATTGCTGAAAGAAGTATTTATAAATTTGGATTAAAAACTGTGGGAACAAATATTCCTATTTATTCTGAGGATGAAATGAGAAAGGCTAAACCCGACTATTTGTTGGTATTACCATGGCATTTCATTAACGAATTTATTGAACGAGAATCCGAATTTATAAACAGAGGAGGTAAGTTCATAGTACCTTGTCCATCTTTTGAAATAATTGGGTTATAATGGAAAAGACTTTAGTTACAGGCGGATATGGATTAGTAGGTTCTGAATTTACGGGACCTAATTATATCCCATTATCATCAAGTGAATGTGATTTAAGAAATAGAAATGAAATTGATAGTATTTTAAATAAAATTAATTTCGATTCAATAATACATTGTGCTGGTAGAGTTGGTGGTGTTGGAGGTAACATGAGTCGTAAAGGTGAATTTTTTCATGATAACATAATGATGAATACCAATGTTATTGAATCGGCGAGAGTTCATGGTATTAAAAATTTGGTAGCATTTTTGTCCACATGTATATTTCCTAATCAGATTGATTATCCGTTATCCGAAAATAAAATTCATTTAGGACCACCACATTTTTCAAATGATGCTTACGCATACGCTAAAAGAATGAGTGATATTCAAATACGTGCGTATAAAGAACAATATGGATTAAATTATAAATCGGTAATACCAACAAACATATATGGTCCAAATGATAATTATGATATACAAGATGGACATGTTATTCCATCATTAATTCATAAATGTTATTTAGCTAAAGAAAATGATACCCCATTAGTTATTTGGGGTTCAGGAAAACCATTAAGAGAATTTATATTTAGTGGGGATGTTGCAAAATTAACTGAGTGGGTTTTGTATGAATATAATGAAACTGAACCGATAATTCTTTCGACATCGGATGAAATATCAATTAAAGAAGTTGTTACCATTATTACTGAAATTATGGATTTTAATGGTGAGATTATTTACGACTCAACAAAACCTGATGGTCAATTTAGAAAACCTTCCAATAATTCCAAAATAAAAAAATACTTACCAGAATTCAAATTTACCCCACTTTATGATGGGTTAAAAGAAACAATAAACTATTTTATAGTTAATTATGAAAACATACGAAAATAAAATTGCCCTTATAACGGGTATAAATGGACAAGATGGTTCATATCTAACGGAATTTTTGTTAGATAAAGGTTATGAAGTTCACGGAACTTTAAAAAGGAATTCAGTATCTGAGAATCAAACCTCAAGATTGAATGATGTCTATGATAGAATCAAACTTCATTATGCGGATATGACCGATTTATCATCATTAATTCGAGTTATCCAAGAAGTTAATCCTGATGAAATTTATAATTTGGCTGCACAATCTCACGTTAGAATATCATTTGACCAACCGTTATACACCGCAAATGTAACGGGTATCGGTACGTTAAATTTATTAGAATCGGTTAAACTAATTAAACCAAATACTAAAATTTATCAAGCATCATCATCTGAAATGTTTGGTAATAATATTGATGATGATGGTTATCAAAGAGAAACAACACAAATGACACCAGTATCACCATATGGTTGTGCTAAAGTGTTTAGTTACAATATATCAAGAAACTATAGAAATTCATACAATATGTTTGTGTCTAATGGTATTTTATTTAATCATGAATCACCAAGACGTGGGACTAATTTTGTAACTAATAAAGTTTGTAAAGAAGCTGTTAAAATCAAATTAGGTTTAACGGACAAACTTAAATTAGGTAATCTTGATGCGACAAGGGATTGGGGACACGCTAAAGATTATGTTGAGGCCATGTGGTTAATCTTACAACAAGATAAACCTGATGACTTTGTATGTTCTACAGGGATATCACATTCGGTGAAAGATTTATGTGAATATGTATTTAAAAAATTAGAGTTAGATTTTAATGAATATGTTACAATGGATGTAAAATTTTTAAGACCTGAAGAATTACGTGATTTAAAAGGTGATAGTTCGAAATTAAAAAAATTAACAGGATGGGAACATAAATATACGTTTGAAACTATGTTAGATGAAATGATTGAATATTGGCTTGAATATTACAAACAATAAAGTATTATTTAAGTATAAAAATTAATTTATAAATTATGGCTAGACCAAAAAAAGTGACTCCGCAGGCTGGTCCTTCGGTGAATGAGGAATCAACAAGACCACTCAATAAGAAAGACATTATTGGTAAAATCTTTAAACGAAAACCCAAAGAAAAATTTTTAACGGAAAACCAACGAAAGTATTTTGAAATTTTAAAACATAATCAGATTACAATTTGTACAGGTCCAGCGGGTGTTGGTAAGAGTTATGTGGCCATGAATGCCGCATTAACCTTATTATATGACCCTGATAATAATTATGAAAAAATCATCATTGTACGACCAGCGGTTGAAGCCGAAGAAAAATTAGGTTCATTACCAGGTAACGTAGAGGAAAAACTTGACCCATATATTTTCCCATCTTATTACCTGATGAATAAAATTATTGGTAAAGAATCTAAGGAAAAACTTAAAGAACTTGAATTTGTTGAAGTGTTTGCATTAGCATACATGAGAGGTATGAATATTGATAATTCGATATTAATCTTTGAGGAGGCTCAAAACTCAACACCTAATCAAATGAAATTGTTATTAACAAGGATTGGTTATAGTAGTAAATTCTTCATATCAGGTGACTTAGAACAAACGGATAGATACAAAGATAAAAAACAAACAGGACTTTGGGATGCAATTCAGAAACTTAAAAACGTAAGTGAAATTGGTATTTTTGAATTTGGAAGTGAAGATATTGTCCGTAATCCATTAATTGGTAAAATATTAAATAGATACGAAGAATGAGAGTTGGTATTGAAATAAACGGTGTTTTAAGGAACACGTTAGATAAAATAGAACAAACGTATCAAAAGTTTTACATAGATAAAACTGATGGTATTGATGAAGAAAATTCTTTTGGATATAAAATAACCACCCCATTTGATTCGTTGGAATTAAAAAACCATTTCTCGTTTCATACTGATGAAGAATTATATTCATTTCTATATGAGGAATTCCCAATGGAAATCTTTGGTCACGCACAATCATCTGAGTACACATCTTTCAACGATTTAAATGATGTGTACATAAAATTACGTGATTATCATGATTTTCTTGTTGTTTCAGATGAGATTGGTAGGTCTAAACCAGCGTCACTATTCTTCCTATCAAAATTCGGTTGTCAATTAGAAAAGGTTAAATTTTATAGTAATTTGACAATTAATTCAATGTGGGACGAAGTTGATATTTTACTTACATCAAATCCCGCTTTATTATTAGAGTATCCGACCGATAAAATTGTAATAAAGTTTGAAACTGAATATAATAAAAATATATCAAGTACACATACTATTAAAACAATAAAAGATTTGGAAATTAAATTAAAAGAACTATAAAGATGTTAAAAATTTTAAACGAGTACTACTATCTTGACTTAGACAAGATGGAAGAATTGGTCAACATACCAACTAAAGAAAAATCTGAAAGTGTAAAATCTGAAAGTGTAAAATCTGAAGGTGTGAAATCTGAAGGTGATGATTCTGAGAATGAGGAACTTGATGGTATGACGCAACACATTAGTATTGTTAAATACGATATGTTAAAAGTTATGATTGATGTGTTAATGACTGAAAGTGAAGAAGTCGATGAGAAATTAGGACCTAAAAGTACGGAAATTTCAATCCCATTTAAATTAGCGTTTAACACTCTTTTAAATAAAAAAATAATAAACAAATATTAAACAATATGAATCAAGAGAACATTTCAAAATTAGAAGTAGCTATTCAAAAAATGAAAGATAAACAATCGAGAGTTTATCTTTTAGTTCAAGACACTAAAGGTAATGCTACTGCATCGGTTGCGTATATTTACAGATTGGCGATGGCGTTACATAAGTCAGGGTATAATACTATTATATTACATGAGGAATCAGAATACTTTGGGGTATCTACATGGTTAGGACAAGAGTATATGGACGAATTACCACATCAATCAATTAATGGTCAAAACTTAGAAGTATCACCTGAAGATTTTATTATCATTCCTGAGTTATACGGATATGTTATGAGTCAAATTAGTAAATTACCTTGTGGTAAAATTGTTTTATCTCAATCATATGATAGTATCCTTGAGACATTACAACCTGGTGAAACTTGGTCACAATTAGGTTTCTTTAAATGTATAACAACATCTGAAACTCAAAAAGACTATATCACCAAATTAATGAGAAACGTATCAATTGATGTTTTGGAACCATACATTTCGGATATGTATTCTAAACCAACATTACCAGCAAAACCTATTGTTTCGGTATTAACTCGTGACCAAAGGGACACTATTAATTTAGTGAAAAGTTTTTACATCAAATTTCCACAATATAGATGGATAACTTTCCGTGATATGAGAAACTTAACTGAAAAACAATTTGCTGATGGTTTGAAAGATGTTTGTTTGTCAGTATGGATTGACGATATCAGTAGTTATGGTACATACCCATTAGAGTCTATGAAAACAGGTGTTCCTGTGTTAGGACTAGTCCCTAATGTAGTGCCATCTTGGTTAAACGAAGGTAACGGATTATGGTCAAATAACAAAGTTCAAGTTGTTGATTTTGTTGCTGATTACTTACAAAGTTGGTTGGAAGATAACATTGATGAAAAAATTTATGGCGAAATGGATAAAACTGTTTCTGAATTATCAACTAAAGAAAAATTCGATACTGAGGCGGTATCACTTATTGAAGGGTATATTAATACTCGTTTAACTTCGTTTGAAGAACAATTATCTAAACTAGAAACAATTGAAGAATAATATGGAAAATGTAGAAAAATTTGATGTATCGGTTATTTTACCGATTAAAACTAATAAAACACTTAACTTTGAGGATTATTTCGTAAAATGTATTGAGTCACTTAAAATTCAAAAATTACCTGTTAATGAATTGGTAATTGTTTATGGTAACGACACAACTTTAGTTGATTATTTAAATTCTTATGATTTTGGCGACATCAATGTTAAATTATTAGAGTGGACGGGTGAACCAAATTATGCGGCACAAGTTAACCATGGTGTTAATTCATCTGAATCAACTTGGGTATCATTGTATGAATTTGATGATGAATATTCAACAATTTGGTTTAATAACGTTAAAAAGTATTCTGAAGCTTATCCTAATGTTGATGCGTTTTTACCAATCGTTGTTGATACTGACGATAAAGGAGTGTTTGCGGGGTTTACTAATGAAGCAACATTTGCGGCGAACTTCTCATCTGAAATGGGGGTATTGACTAATGAAACTCTTCAAGACTATCAGAACTTTCAATTATCAGGAATGGTGATTAAAAAATCTAAGTTTATTGAGAACGGACTTATTAAACCATCGTTTAAATTAACATTTGGGTATGAGATGTTTTTACGATTAACTCAAAATGGTGTTAAAATTATGTCAATTCCAAAAATTGGATACAAACATATCAATTTACGTGAAGGTTCAATATTTTGGAATTACAAAAATGGTGAACAACCTCTTACAAATGATGAGGTTAGGTTCTGGGTTGAGTCGGCGAAAAAAGAGTATTTCTTTATTAATGACAGAGACATAAAATATGAAGTTCTTGAAGCTTAATGATTGGAGACAATGGATTGACTGGAGATACAACTGTTGAGTTAAAAAAGAAAGGTAGGAAACCAAAACAAGCAAACTATTTTGATGTTCAGGAGGAATTAGCGGTAATAAATTTTTTATCCGCTGAGACCTACGAAGAAAAAAATAAAATTTATAATGAATTCCTAAAAAAACCTTTAGATAAGATGATTTCGTCAATTATTAGACGATACAAATTATACAGAAAAGATATGGACTTTTACGAAATCCATATAGACACTCACTCGTTTTTAATGACTAAAATTGATAAGTTTAAACCTGCAAAGGAAAAAAAAGCTTATTCTTATTTTGGAACAATATGTAAAAACTATTTAATGGGTCAAATTATTAAAGACCAAAAAGAAATGAACAGAAAGATTTCTTATGAAGATATCTCAAGTGATTTGGAAAATAGTGAACGATTCGCTTATTATATTGAGAAAGATACTTTAGATTATGGGAGTGTTATTACTAAATTTTTAATCGAGCTGGAAACATTTATTCAGAATGAAAAATTATCTGAGAACGAAAGAAAGTTAGGTTTAGCCTTATATGATTTGTTTGAGAATTATGAAAGTATTTTTATTGGTAATGATAATAATAAATTTAATAAAAATATCGTATTGTTATCTTTAAGAGAGATGACAAATCTATCAACAAAAGAAATTAGAAGTTCTATGAAAAAGTTTAAATTAATCTATTTAAATCTAATACAGGACCTTATTAAATAAAATTTTTTACAAAATATTTATTATTATGGGAAGACCACCGAAAAAAGAAATTAATTTAACTAAAGAATCAATATTATCTTTGTTACAAGAAATCTATAATGAACTTGTTGAACAAAGAAATACCGCAATTAGAATACAAAATAAAATGTTGGCAATGATGAAAGACCCTGAAGATATGACACTGATTGGTCCTGTCATTGAGAAACAACAAAAGATTATTAACGACTGTGTTGAGAAAAAATTGTCCCTTTCAAAATTACAGTCAAGTATTTGGGAAAAATCGAATACCAATACCGAAAGTTTTTCAATATCGGACATTGATATGGATGACGATGTTATTAAAAGTTTAATTGAAAAAGATATCAAAACAGGTGGTGGGTCATATAAAATGTAATATTTAATGTATCCATGAAAGCATCAATTAATAAAGAAGGAGCGTCAATAGATATAAAAGACGATTACAAAAAACTTGAAGGTCAGATTCAGTCGACTAAGACATATAATGATTTAAAGAAGCAATATAAAAAGGCCTCAAAAAGTACGGGGTCTTCGTTAGAAAAATTTAGTGATAAATCTAAAATATTTTCGGAAAATATTGATTCGATTTCAGGTAAAACTAAAGCTTTTCAGAAAGAAATAAAAAATCAATTTGAGAAACTTTTAGATATTAATGAAGTAACGGGGTCAAAATCAATCAAGTATATTAAAACAAAATTAATATTAACGGTTAAAGATATTGAACCTCAAGTTTCTAAAATTTTATTAGAAGAGATATTAAAAGCGGTTGGTTGTGACCAACAACAAACTTACAATCCAGGCGTTCCTGTTTTAATTAGTGTTGCGTCGGTGGATTTAGGGGGACTATTAAAAACGTCACCATCAAGTAAGGTGGGTAGATTATTATACGAAAAAAAACCAATATCAGTTCAAAACTCACCGTTTGCGATGAATAAACAGTTATTTGAACTAATCCAAAGTGGTAATCCATACTCAACATTTGCTGGAGGTAATTCATATATTGGTGAGTCTAAACAAGATTTACTTGATATAAGATATCATGATATTAATCCTGTGACAGGTATTGGTGGTGGATGGTTTGAGGTAACCCCTAAACAAAGAATTGATAAATTTGTAGGACAATTTCTTGCCGATTATTATAAAACTATTAAATTATTTGATGGTCATAATGTTTATACATGGTTAATGGAATTTTTGTCGGGGGCGATATCAATTAAGTTAAAAAATGACGATAAAAAAATTTCAGATTTAACATCGTTTCAGTTATTAATGCAAAGAATGTTAGGTTTATGTTTTGATGGCCGAACAGAAATTGATGTTAGCGGTAATGCCAAAGTATCACCATCTGATAATGTTGACGAATCTTTTTTTGAATTAAGTAATATTGATTTAAGATACATTGAAAACAAAGTAAATAATGTTAAAAAAGGTGTAATTGAATTTGAGGATTGTAATAATGTTAAGATACCTGTAAATACTGAAGGTATTTTAAGTGATTTGGATAAGATGATTTATGTTAAAGATGAGGATTTTATGAATATTGCGGCAACGTTACCGACAATAATGACTAACCCACCTGAAATACCAACAATTAATTTACCAAGTGCTGAAATATTTGATAAAGAATTCCTTAAACAATTAATAAACGGTTTAATAGCATCGTTATTATCCCCAAAAGTTATATTACCTATCATGGTTATGATTAAATCTATAGGTACTACGGTTAGTAATTCACTTGATAAAATAGATTCATATACGGCATTTTCTAAATATTTTAAAACTTTCATGATTAATATTGTTACCCGAATTGGTGCTTTATTTATTAAAACATTATTTAATATTATTAAAAAAGACCTTAAAAATTTAATTCTAACAGTTATTCAGGATGTTAATAAAGAAAAATCTGAAAAACATGCAGCGTTAATTTTAAAATTAACTAAAATATTGTTAACTGTTGCTGAGGTCTATAAATTAGTTGATGATTTTAGAAAATGTAAAAGTGTTGTGGATGAATTACTCAACATAATACAGATATGGACTACCAAGAAGGGTGCTCAAAAATCACAAATCCCGTTACCTATTTTATTTGCATCAAGATTAATGGATGGATACTCTCAAACAAGGGCGTTTATAGGTACGATAGAGGAATTACAAAAACTAGGTATTCCGACAGGTGCTATGCCTGATGGTAGTCCTAATTTAACGGTGTTATCAATGTTTTCACAATTAAAAGCATCCGCTGATGAGGAAAATTTAAATGGTAAAGTACAAATAGCAATTAACCCATTAACTGTGACACCATCAGGATTAACAATACCCGCAAGTGCGTTTGGAAAAAAATTATAAAAATGGAAAAAGAACAAATAGATAAACTCGTCGATATTGTGAATGACTTTAAAAACCATTCCAACAAAGATTTAATATTGGCTTTGGAAACATTAAATAAAGAATTTGAGACTACCAAAGAAACGGTTATTAAATTAACATATTATTTAGATAATTTAGAAAATAATTATAATACTATATTGAAAGAGTATAAAGATAGAACTAACACATAATTAAAATAGTCATGACTGATAAAGGGGAGGTAGAAAGAATAATTTCGGAATATTTAAGGAAAAATAATACAAGTCAAATAATTTTTTGGGGGGTTGTTTTAGATAATAAAGACCCAATGATGTTGGGTAGAATACGTGTTGCTCCTAAAAATAAGAATGAAAGAGATACCTTAGCAGCTATAACTAATTGGGATGACAAAAAAGATAAATGGACATCTAAAGACCCCTTTGTATTTTTACCCTTATTACCTTTTTTTATTAGTCAAACACCCAAGGTTGATGAGTACGTACATATAGTTTATTACAATAAAGATTTCCCCCAAGCAAATCAATTTTATATTCAAGGACCATTCTCATCTCCGATGACAACCCCTTTTGAAAATTTTAATCCTGCTCAAAAATTTTTAGCCACGGGTGATAGATTAGCTGGTAGTGTATCAATTAAAAACCAAGATGGTTCCTACCAACAAGATTTTAGTATTGGGGTTTTTCCTGAGCCAGGTGATAACTCATTATTAGGTCGAGGTAGTGCGGATGTTATCGTTAAAGAAAATGAAGTTTTAATAAGAGCAGGTAAAACTAATAAATTAGATAAAACAGAATTACCTGTTGCAAACAGTAAACGGGCATTCTTACAATTATCAAATTTTACTCAAGAAAAAGTTATCGAAAAATCAGAAAAATTTGGTAATTTTATAGAAAATGTTAAGTCAGTTAAAAAGATGGTTGTGTGGGATATTACCAATTTGGAAAATACTTACGACGCGTTTAATGGTTCGGTTAGTATCTATAATGTTTTACCAAATAAAGTAACTAACACTCAAAATTTTAAATACGACACTATTACTAAGATTTCTATCGGAACAAATTATGTTGGACCAATAGAAAAGTTTGAATTTAATGCCATGGGTATTGATGATATAACAACGTTAGTTAACAACGTTGCTCAAGGTGTTGTTATTGGTAATTTAAATATCTCAGGGTACACAACTAATTCACAATCAAATGTTGACCCAAAAGAATCATTTCCATTCATTGTAACCCCATCTAAATTAACCTATGAACGAGGTTTTAATCAAAAATTTATCGTTATTAGTACTCAACAAGATGTGAATGAAATTAATAATTACGTTAAATTTAATACTAAAATAACACCTGTTGGTAATAATAATTATAATGGATGGTTTTTAGTGTGGGAAAACAAAAAAGATTATCCAGTAATTGGTGTTCAAAAAGAATTAAACATTCAAACAGTTACACCGTTCACATTTAAAGACAATGACATTACTTATGGTGTTTTAGGTGGTCAAAAATTATACTTATTATCACATGATTCTTCAGGACCAAAAGGTGATATTGATTTGAGAAATACTTTATATGGTATAAATCAAGATAATTTTATTGGTGGAGTTGGTAGTAAAGGTGCTGAGGATAGTATTTTTGAAAAAACTTACCCAACTGTTAGGGGGGATGAGTTAATGAAACTTTTGATGAAAATGTTTGATTACGTTATTGGACACGTACATCCAATCGCAACTATGCCACCTGTTCCTGTGTCTTCAGGTAATGGTCAAACCACTTCTGAGATTTTGGCAATCCTCGCAGATTCACAAAATACTATCTTAAATCAAAATATTAGAATTAATTGATATTTATATGTAAAACATTTAAATGTCAATTAACAATTCATTCTTTAGCAGAAATAACACAATCATTTACAATAGCTTTGTCAACACGGGTAGAAACCCTGTTACTGAGTTATTTTATGGTTCAGTAATCTCAACACAATATCCGATTAATTATAGTCGTTTTATTTTTGATTTGGATTTAGATTTATTAAAGGAGAAAGTTGCCGATGGTACAATTACAACTACTTGTACTGACGATATCAAACATACTTTGAGAATGATTAACACGTCAACATTTAATGACTTGTTAAACACAACAACATCTCAAAGTAGAATGAGAGCAACATCTTTCGACTTAATTTTATTTAGAATTCCATTCATAGATAATGACCCTGATTTACCCCAACTTTGGGATGAGGGTGTTGGTTATGATTATGCCGATTTGGTTTACGAAATATCTAACGACAAAAATTTTTCAGATAGACCATCAAATTGGTATCAAACAACAACAATTGGAACTTGGACCGAACCTGGAATTTACAATAATAAAAATCTAGGAGTTGTTAATTATACAGATTTATATATTGTTGATATCCAACATTTTGAATTTGGAAATGAAAATATCAGTTTCGATATGACTGATGAAATAAACTCGATATTAAATGGTTCATCAACAAATATTTCAGGTTGGGGTATTGCATTTAGACCTCAAGTTGAAAACTTATCAGGTTTAACTGAAAACTATGAAGTTCAGTTCTTTACAAGACACACCCAAACTTTTTATGAACCTTATTTAGAAACATCGTATAACGACCTAATTGAGGATGACAGAAATTTATTTACACTTGGTAAAACGAATAAATTATATCTTTATTTGTTTGACAATGGAAATCCAATTAACTTGGACTTTAATCCGTATGTCGATATTAATGATTCAAATGGTACACCCATTAATGGGTTAACAGGTTTAAATACTTGTCAAAGAGCTAAAGGGGTATATGAAGTTACAATACCAGCATTAATTGGTTATAAAACACCATGTACGTTTTCGGATAAATGGTATAACATGAAATTGAATAATTTCCCAATACCTGAAATTATTAATGATTTTGTAATTCACCCACTAAAAAGTTCAATTCAAATTGGAACCTCTTCTGTTGACCCTAAAGTTTATGGGTTTGATTTCTACGGAATTAAACAAGATGAGAAAATTTTTAACAGTGATGTTAGAAAAGTTGGTGTGATAATTAAACAAGCCTATACAACCCAAAAGTTACTACAACATGTTGACGCTAGTTATCGTGTTTATGTTAGAGAAGGTCAGACTGAAGTTGAGGTTCAAGGGTGGACTAAAATTAGTAGAACACCTAATGAATATTACTTCATTTTTGACACTAGAGACAAAATTCCTAACGAATATTACTTAGACATCAAAGTTGTTAGTGGTGGTGAAATCAATACTTATAAACAACAAATAAAATTTCAAATTGTGAATGTCAAATATTTATTTTGATATTTATAATTAAAATAATCAGAAATGTACCTTAAAAACAAATTAAAATGGAAAATTATATTATAAATGAATGTATTACTAATAATGTCCACATTCTTTCTTCGTCAGGGTTAACTTCGGGTGCCACAATAGAGTTTGATATTAGCGAGGCCCGATTTTGTGGTACTGTTGGGTCAGTAACAGGGGGCAGCGAAACTCCAAACATAACCTTCATTCAACTATACGACGATTCTTGTGCGTGTTTAAGTGGTATTACAATATTAGATGAAACTTTAAATTTTAGCTTTACGCGATGTGGGAGATTTGGTACAGAGATTTCTATTGAAGCGACTAACTTTTGTAATGATTTTGGATTACCCACAACAGGTATTACTTATGGATTACAATTTGGGTCTGAAATACCATTTTGTGCAACTTTTAATGGGTTAAGTTCAACGGGAACAACAAATTATTCATACGTTTCAGGACCCTTTTCAAATTGCGAAGATTGTGGACAAGAACCATCACCAACGAGAAGTGCGAATGCTGAAACGGTAATATGTGAAGTTTGTAGTGGTGAAACCATTACATTATACCCACCACACGCACAATATAGTGACTCACAAAACAATATTGTGATACAAATGAATACAGTTGCGTTAGGTGGGGAAAATGGGTTAAATAATTAAAAATATGGGTACCGCAGGAAAAATTGATAATACATTCCCTCACGGATTATTATACGGGTTTGATAAAAATGTTCATGATGTTAAAATACAAAGTGATGGTAAAATATTAGTTGCTGGTGATTTTGAACATTATGATTATAATGGAGTTATTAATTATTCACCATATTTATGTCGATTAAATGTCGATGGAACTTTTGATACAACGTTTGATATTACTGATGGTAGTGTAGGTTTAGATAATTCGATTAAAACCATACATGTTCTTAGTAATGGTAAAATAATTGCTGGTGGTGAGTTCACTCAAATAATTAGAAACGGGATTACTTATAATTACTCAAATATTATTATGTTTAATACTGATGGGTCAATCAACACTTCATTTAATGTTGGAACGGGTTTTAATGATACTGTTGAAAAGATTGAGGAACTATATAATGGTAAAATAGTTGTTGGTGGTAGATTTACACAATATAGTGGTCAATCGTATAATTGTATAATACAACTTAATATTGACGGGTCAGTAGATACGTCTTTTAATATTGGTACAGGTTTTAACGATACTATACCACATGTCACGGACATTATTAAAGATGGTAATGACTTATTAGTTGGTGGAACCTACACTAGTTATAATGGTACCCCAACAAATGATATAACAAGATTATTATCAAATGGTGATATTGACACTTCATTTAATGCTGGGACAGGTTTTAATGGTCCTGTGTTTAGTATCGGTTTACAATCGACAGGTAAAATTATTGTTGGAGGTTATTTTACAGAATTTAATGGTATTGACCTACATTATGGTAATATTGTAAGATTAAATTCTGACGGGTCGTATTCCGATTCATTTGGATATGGTCTTGATAATATTGTTACCTCAATATGTGTTCAACCTAATGATAAGATTATTGCTGGTGGTTTTTTTGACAAATATTATACATCATCAATTGATTTCATAGAATCAAAAAAATTAATTAAATTTTTATCCACCACAAATTTTGATAATAATTTTTATTTAGGGTACAGTTATAGTGATGGAATCTATTCAGTAACACCCTATAATGGTGATGATTATTTATTTATTGGGGGTGAAATGAATTACCCACCATTTAATCATTTTGGTAAATTAGTAAACGAGGCACCAATCCCTATTAGTGCTAACACGGAATACTTTATGTGTTCAATATGTTCGGGAGACACTAACACAATTACAGTACCACATCCAACATATTCAAATGGTATGGGACGTGATGTAATACAACTAAACGCAATCACCCTTGGTGGCGAAAATGGATTAAATAATTAATTATGAAAAAAATAGTAAGACTTTCGGAAACAGAACTCTCTAAATTAATTAAAAAAATGATTAATGAACAAGAAAGTTCACGATATATGTTTTTTTCTAATTTAGAACAAATGAAAAGACAATGTGAAATTTTATTAGATATGGACGAAGAAGAAGTCAGTTCTATTTTGGAAAACGGTCACGATTGGGCTCAGGACCATATTGCTGAAGCAAAAAACAATATGGACCAAGTATTTGATTTCTTAATGAATGAAACTGAACGTGATAATTCTGAAATGGAAATGTCTGAAGATTCTAACACTCAAGAAGATGAAGCCTTAGCTATTAGTATGACTAACCCCAATTTAGGATTGGCGATGTCAACTAATGAAGGTAAAATAAGAACTAAAACTAGATTCAACCGTAAATAACGTTGTTCAGGTGTATATTGTAAGGGGAATTAATTTTCCCCTTTTTTATGTCTATTTCTAAAATGTTTTCGTATATTTGTTTTAAATATAAGACGTATGTTTGAGATAATTAGAAGATTTTTTAGGAGAAATTATGTTAAATACCTGATTAATGTTAGGTACAGTAAATTGATTAGTGGTGGAAATGCCGAGGCTAATCAAAATGAAAGATTGTGTAAATCAATTTGTTATAAATTGATAAATCAACCTGATTCAAAATTCTTAATTGCGCCAATCTCAGGAAAAAGGTATATTAAAAACTCTCGTTTAGAATTGTTTGTAATTCTTGATGACAGACGTATTAGTATTACTAACCATGTCTATCACTATGATGTGGTATTTACTGATAGAGATTTTGATAGAATAACAAAAATGTACGATAATAAAACTGAGACTATTAGACAAGAATTTGAGAATGAAATGAAATCACAAATTCAAAGTTCGTTAGGTACTATTTTAAATAGACTTAATAATTAACGTTTGTTAATAAACTCTAATAAATAATTTTTAATTCTAACCTCAAAAGATTCGTTCTGTGAGGTTTTTTTGTTTGTTGTGGATGTGATACTTGACTTAGGTCGTTTAAAGAGATTCTCAACGATTAAATCGTCATTAATCTCAATCCATTCTTTAATTGTATGAACATCATGTGTTGGGACATCATATGTTCCGTCAGGTCCTTTTTCCCAAACACCGACAACACGTTTATTATTATTTTTTAATTTTTTTTGTTTGATAACTTTATTTAATTCGTTTTTAACAATTATGTTAAATGGTGATAACAGAGTATTATTCCATTTTTTTAAACCTAATTCTATCGGACCACTATACTCACCAGCACTACCTTCCGAATTAGTCCCCTCAATAATGACTTCATCAACATTAACCCATTCATTAACAGGAACAATCCCCAATTTGTTTTTACCTTTAGGAATTTTATTAATAATATTCCCTTCATAATCAGAAACAGAGTCAGTAAATGGTGCTAATATATCTTTTTTAAACTTTCTTAATCCAGGTCGTAAAGGTGTGATATACGTTCCCCTCCCACCTGAACTCGTAGAGGTTGATTCATTAATATGGATTTTATCGTTTTTCATGATTATAATTATAAATATCAATACATGTTTAAATTTATGGAACAAGAAGAATTATATGGTAAATTGTTTGACACAATACCTCTTTATAGTGAAGAACACCTCGATTTATTATTACAAACATTATCTAAAGATGATGCTAGTCGAATCTTAATACACGCAGTTAAACAAGCGTTTCGTCAAAATATATATTCACTTGGGGAATGTGAAGTAATATCTAAATCAATTAGAGTTATCTCAAGAGTTGAACCTGAAGAAAAAAGTGATGAACAAAAAAAAGACGGAGAGTAATTCCGTCTTTTTAAAATTTTTAAGGATTTAAAGAAGTTGGTAAACCATTTGGTGACCTATTTGGTGAACCATTCGAGAAATAATCTTGTGCGGGTTTTAAACCGTATTTTGCTAAATCTGTAGGTGATATTTCGGGTGTTGTTGCCGCAGGTGCTACGGGTGTAGTTGCAGCAGGTTGTGTGGTTTTACCTTGTAAAGCGGCTTGTGCTGCGGCCAATGTTTTCGGTCCTAATTTACCATCGGGTACTAAACCTGATTGAAATTTAGTATTTAAATGGTCTTGTAACTGTTTAACTTTTTCGTTATAAACACCTGGTTGAATTGCGGTATCTAGAACTGATTGTTCAGTTATATAACTTTTGTGAAGTTTTGAAATATTTCTTCTCTCATCTTCGGTTAATATAAATCTATTCATATTTTTTATTTATTGTTGTAGTTTAGTTAATAAAATGTCAATATCGGAATTTTTTAATTGACCTGTTCCTGTAGGAACACCTAAAGTAGTTTGTAATTTAGTAATTCCCGCAAGTGTATTTTGAGTATATTGTTTTTTTCTATTAACTTGTTGAGTATTTTTTTTAGGTGTGGTAACGGTTGACTCTGGTGTAGTTGTTTTAAATTCCGTAGCACAATCAAATGGTTCCCATCCTACATTACTCAAATTACCAGATGACAAAGTAGGATTTGACGTTGGTTGCTTTGTACCATCTTTCCAATATCTGAATTTAGCGTCAGCATAATATTGGTTTCCATCTGGGTTACTATACTTCGTAAGTCCATTTGATGGTATTAAACAAGGATATTTTGCTAATTCTGCGTTAGAAGATACCACGAGTTGTGTTCTCTTGGTAGCTGCCGCAGCAGTAGCTTTCGCCGCTTTATCAGCCGCTTGAGTAGTTGGAATAGTTGTATCATTACATATAGCGTCAAAATCATCTTGAACACCATATGGCCAATTTTCCCCCCAATATTTAATTTTTGATGTAGTCGTCTGGAGAATTTTACTCGAACACCAATATCTAATAGTTCCCGTATTGTCTTGAAGAACCTGACCCGTAAAGTCATCAACGAATTGATATTTCACATTAGCGGCAATTAAATTGTTTATAGATTCTTTTTTAAATACTGTTGATTTAAATAGTTTTAATTCCCAATTTACATTATTATCGTCACCACTTTTAACTTCACAGTCAATATTTGAATAAAGAGTAAGTGTTCCCTTAGAATTATCGACTTTGGAGAAATATTCCATCAAATATTGTGATTTGGTTCTTGATTCGTGTAACGAAAGAATTCTTAGAACTTCTTCCGATTTTATTTCAAATAAATTTTTTTTCATAAAAAATGTTTTATTATAAATATCAATAAATGATAAAAATTCAGTTTATTTGTATAAAAAAAAAAAGGTCAGATTTCTCTGACCTTTTTCAAGATTTATTTAAGTTTTGATTATCTCAATTCTTTTAAATCAAATGTACGTACTCCGTCAACTGTAACACGAGCGTAGAAACGGTTATTAACCATTTTCTTAGCGTAACGTGTCATAATACCTTTAATAGGTGTGAAGTTGAATGGGTTGTACATTGTTGGAGTTAATTGTAATGGTACATACGGTGCGTAGATGTAACCTGTGTCTAACAATGACGTTCCTTTGTGACCAATCAAGATTTGGTTAGCTGGGAAGTAAGGGTCACGGTAAACTTGGTAACGACCTGCTAATGTACCAACTCTTTCAATACCCATGTTGTATTGGTCTTGCTCAGGAGACGCGTTAGATACGTGGAAGTATTCTAAATCGTCAAAGATAGCTGAAACCTCAGAAGAAACAACAATCCAGTTAGCTCCACCTCTCAATGTAGATTTGTGGATTTGTGCTGACAATTGGTTGATTGCAGTAATCAAAGTTTGGTTCCAATCTTTTTGAGTGTAAGAAGTTGTTTGAGAAAGTCTTCTCCATCCGTTGTAATCCCAACGTAGATTCCAAGCCGCTCCTTTACGTAAATCACGTAAAATCTCACGGTCAATCTCAGCAGCTACTTGTTCAGATAACAATGCAGTTAACTCAGCCTCAGCGTCGATGTTATGGAAAGCCGCAACGTCTTGAGCTAACTCAGGAGACCATTGTGCTCTTAATTTTCTTTCAGTAACAGATACTGTAACAGAATCCAAGTCGAAAGAAACCTCACCGATTTTGTCTTCGAATTCTAATTCTTCGTAACGTCTGAATACCGCAGTAATCGCTTCAGCATCTAAAGTTTCAATCAATGTTCCGTTGTATCCGTCAATAGACTCAGCGTCACATGTAGGACAAACAGGACAAGATAAATCAACTTCTAAATAAATACATCCGTCAGCACTACAAACATTTTTGAATGAACCACCGTTTCCTGTACTTGGCCATACTGTATTTACAGTGTTACCGTATTGAACGATACCTTTACCATATTGTTGAGTAACAACTCTGAACAATAATGGAATAGAATCTCCATCAGCATTTACGATAGTATCACAAGCTGAACCACCTGAAATTACTAATAATGATGGGTCAGCAACTAAACGTAAATCAGCTAAGAAAGTTTCACTATCCATTTCGTTACCGTCAGGACCGATTAATTTTCCAGCTCCATTATCTGCGAAACCACACATTTTAACAATAAGTTTTCTAACGTTTTTACCATCGTAAGTAGTACCTGTGTAATCAGTTAATCCACCATTTGCCCATACTTGAACATCTGTAGTAGCAGTAACTGCTGACCAACGACCTTTAGAATAATCGAATAAACCTGCTGGGTCTAAACCTGGCTCAGTTCCTTCGTAGAATAAATCATAAAGATTTTTCTTGTAACCACCTGTTGCATCAGTATAACCATCATTTTGATTTGTTGGTCCATTAGGTGCTCCGATTGGTGCGTAGTGGTCACCTGATTGATTAGCAGTACCACCGTCATATCCTTGGATTTTTGGTACGAAGAAGAACAATTTACCGATTGGTAAGTTCATTGCTTGTACAGAAACGATATCATTCGCTAATAATTTAGAGAATACACGTCTAACGATTGGGAAAACAACAGTTTCAAAAGAACCTGATGACCCTTCAGAAGTCGCTTCATTGATTAAGTGAGATGCTTGGTTCTCATATAATTGAGCCACGTTCTCTTTAAGATGTCCTTTAAGACCATCTAGGAATCCTAATCTATCCCATTTGTTAATTGTATCTTCTTTGATAACTTTAAGGTGTTTTAACCCGATGTTACCTACAAGACCTGATTCTAATAATGCTCCCATTTTTAGTTTTTTGTTTTTATTTTATTTGTTTATTTTATTTTTTATCTTAATTTTGTCATTAAATCTTTCATTCTCAAGAATTGAGGATTTTCGTAAGTTTTTGACTCAATTAAGTTAACCGCTGAACCTGTTGATGGAACTTTATTTAAATTTCTCTCAATAGATTCGTTCATTGGTTGTGTTTTAGTATTTGATAATTCGTCTTTAATAACTTGGTACAAATTTTTAGATTCTTTAATTGTTTCTACAGTATCAAATCTTTTTAGAATATTAATTTTTTCATTCTTAGTTGTAGTGTGTTCAGTGAACAAACGTGTAGCGTACGCTAAGTTTGAATTGAATACTGCAACTTCAGTTAATTTATTTCTAAATACATTTAATGCTTGTCTGTATTCTTCATTTTTTTCTCTTAATACTTTTACTTCACTACTATTAACGTTTTCAAGGTTAAGATTTCTGTTAGGTGTAATTCCTTTTCTCAAACCACGTCCTGATTTAGAACCATTTCCGTAAGTACGAGCAGCTTCTTTAGTTTCAACCTTTTTAGTTTTTGGTTTTAGTTTAAATTCACCGTCTAAGTTTTCACCATCTTTGTAAGAAAATCCTTTTTTCGCACTTCCTGTTCCCATAGTTGTGTTAGCTGTTTTTTTCACAGTTTTCCATCCACCTTCTTGGTTAGGTTTTGCTGAATAGATTTTTTTCTTATTTGGGTTACCCAAACCTAATCCTTTTGATTTGAAAGATTTTGCTTCCATAACTGAATCTAAGTCGTAAGATTCAACTTCTTCTTCGTCTTCGAACTCTTCGTCCAACTCATAAGATTCTTCTTCGTCTTCATCTTCCATTTCTTCTTCGTCTTCATCTTCCATTTCATCTTCATCATCCATTTCTATTTCGTAAACGATATCGTCTTCGTCCATTTCCTCTTCGTCATCTCCCAAATCTACGATGTCTTCATCGTCTTCTTCATATTGTTCGTTAGTTGAGAAAACTTTGTCAATAATACTTTTTACGTCTTCGTCATCATTGTCATCGTCACTAGAGAATTCAAACTCATCATCTTCATCTTCATCTTCATATTCGAACTCGTAAAGTTCGTCTTCAGATTCATAATCGAATCCTTCTTCTGATTCTTGTACAATCATATATTCTTTGTTAGTTTTATTATCTTTTAAACTGATGTTATTAGAATTGTCTTTTTGAACAATGATTTCATCATCAGGACCCATCAATTGAAATACACGTAGTACTTCATCAGTGTCCTCTTCACCTGTTAAATCAATAACTGGTTCTTCTTCATCATCCATAAATTCTGAGTCCATCTCATCATCTTCAAGATTATCAGTTTCATCATCTTCCATGTCATCCAACTCAACGTCCGATTCCATATCATCTAATTCCACATCTGTGTCTTCAATCTCGTCACCTTCTTCATCTTGTTCCGTTAGAGATTCTTTTACTAATTGATTGATTTCTTCTTTCATAGTTGACTGAAGTATTCCTTTTGCGTTTTCGGCTACAACATCCTCCAAATTCTTAATTTGGATTATTGCTTCTTCTACCAAAGATTTTTTGTTTTCCATTTACTGTTTGGTTATTTTTTTATATAAATAGTCTCAAATAATAAAAAAGTCAGTTTTTAATATTCAAACAATTATATATTTGATTTTAATTTTTTAATTTTATCAAGTTCAATTTTGATTAAATCCTCTAAAGCTTGTTTTTTATATAACAAATTATCTAATCTTCTTTGACTTGTATTAAATAATTGTTTAACTTCATCCTGTTTATTTAAATTATATTTGTTATACATTTTAGGTTTTTTTTCAGATTTAAATTCTATATTAGTCATTAACCATGGTTCATAAAAATTAATATAGTCATCTGATGTTTGTACAATTCTTCTTTTTTCATTTGAGAATGCGATATATTCTGATTTTGAGTAATTAACTAAAAATAGGATGTCAACATTTTTTTCAGAATACTTACTTATTTTAATTCTTGTTTTAACTCTAAAAAACGTATCTCCTTCGTGTTTGTCAACATAACTGTTTATTGATTCAAATGGTTTAACCTGAACGTGATATTGGTTACCATTAATTTCGACTGATATATCTTTACCTTCCAAAGTATCTCTCCTATCACCTGAACAAAATCTTTTTAAAATTGCATTATCACCAAAATAATTTTTTAACGCGTCCATACTGAACATTTCGTTTCTATTACCTTTATCTATGGTTTCTTGATTTAATGAAACTAATTTAGTGGTATAACCATTTTTACCAATGTCTTTAAAAAGTTTTTCACCATTATCAGACATCCATTGTATAAATTTTTTTTCAGAATATTCCTCATCACCAATTTCTTCTAAAAATCTTTTAACTAATTCATCACGTACTATTGTGTTAGTGTCAAATCGGTTTACTATTGACCATTCATCTTGACCTTCTAAATGGGGGTATAAATAAATGACCCCTTCATTGGTTTCACAATTATTATCGGGATTTTGAATCTTACCCCAAAAATTAGTTCCTTGATAAATATTTTTTAAGGTTTCTCTAATAGCCACGGCAACGTTATCGGATTTTGATTTCCATTCATTTAATAACTGTTGTTTAATTTCGTTTAATAAAAAAGAATTATTATTATATTTCATGTTATATAAATATTCATTAAACAAAAAAAGGAGGGTAAAAACCCTCCTTTAAAAATTATCGTTGAAAAAAACTTAGTCTATCACCTCATCAATTTTACTTTCAACAATACCAGTTATTCTCCAATCCATAGTATAGTTCTCATACACTTTGGTTACTTTCGCCTCAACATCAGTTGGTGAATAACCAAGAACTAATTTCTCTTCTCTCATTTTTTTTACTTTACCTGATTCTGTATCTAACAAATCAGAACAGATTTTTGCTACGAAATATTTTTCTCCTTGTTCCATATTTTTTAATAATTTAATTTCCTAAATAATCGGATAATCTTTTCATTAAGTCAAGTGATTTATTACCGTTGTCTGAAACTTCAGTATTAGACCTCATTTTCTTTTCTTCCTCAAGATTCTCATCGTACTTAAATTTATCTTCAGGATTATTGAAAAGATAAGCACCTGGTGTAGATGGTGATGATACCAAGTCAAAACAAATTAATTCAAAATCGTCTTGTACTTCATTTTTTTCACCAACCTTTTTAAGTGAACCAACACCTCTTGATGAAATACCTAACGTAACGCCTTGTCTAAGGTAGTTTGCTGCCATATCACCTTTAGTTGATACAATCCCTCTCTCGTGGAAACCTGGACTTGTTAGAAGTTGTAATTTACCAATAAGGACATTACCTTCCCACCATATTTCGGTAATCATGTGAGATACACGGTCCAAATCTATCAAAGAAGATTCGGGGTGGTTTAATTCAGATAAAGACACCCCTTTTTCTATCAATTTTTTATAATTTTCGGCTTCACGTTCTAAAATACGTTTAGGATAGATTCTACCATTTCTATTTGGTGTGTCATACTTCTGTAGTACGGCATAAAATTCGAATGGTTTAGAATAGTCTAAAAAACCTTTAGACTCCTGTATCACACTTAAATTATGTTTGTCTTTTGGGGATATATATCCTGCATCATATTCTATAAGAATTCCCTTTTTACCGATATCGGTTGGGCTTAATATTTTTAAATCCATCTTAAATGTTTATTTAATAAATATTAAACACTTTCGGTTTGGTACTCTTCTTCTAGTTTTTTACTTTTAGTTAGTGTGAAATTAAAATAATCGTTATTATTAAAATTCTCATCGTAGATTCTTGTTACGATATTTTTTAGATTTTCTTTTATCTCTTTTGATTTAAAATCAAGTTCTTCTTCGTTTAAGAAAAAATTGATTTCTAAGTTCATAAATGATTTTTTACCTAATGTTAAACCACTTGACCGTAAGTCTAAATCCACAATAAAACTGTCATCAAATAACACTTTGTCTAATGTTTCATAAACGGAATGTTTAACGGCTCGGCTTAAATTTAAAACGACTCTTGTCCAATTCTCAGGTTCATTTATTGGTTCGACCCATGTTTGTAAATTTAAGTACAATGATTTGAAATTAATTGAGTCTACAGTACCATATACAATTTTAGATGTGTTGAATCCCTGTATTTTTGAGGTTTTCCCCTTTTTCATTATTTTTCATATTATAATCGTTTATTTTTTTAAAATATAAGTATATTTACCTTTATAGTCAAAAAAGTAAAAATATGCTAATAGTTAAAGTTGATAAGAACTCAAATATTGAGAAAGCCCTAAAAGAATATAAGGGAAAAATAATCAGAACAAGACAGAGTTCTAAATTAAACGAAAGAAAAGAATTTATAAAAACTTCCGTAAAAAAAAGAAACGTACTCAACAAAGCTAAGTACGTTCAAAAAAATTATAAAGATAAATCTAATTAAAGATTCTCGTTCAATCCTTTTAGTTTGAAATAAGTTAATTTATCGTATTTCTCAGATTCGATTTTACTAATCGTTTCATTAATTTGTTTACCTGTTTCGTAATCAGTGTTATCTCTTTTTAAAGAAGTTAATTTAGATATTACTGATGATTTTAACGGCTCGAAATTTTCAATTAACGTTTTATCATCTTGTGATAAAAGACTAAACAATTCTTTTTTATCTGATTCATTTAAATTATCCAAATAATCAGTAATTGTTCTGTTAGCAATTGAAACCATTGAACTAATTGGAATTTTAGCAAATTCTTTTTGAACTGTTGGTTTTTTCTTTAACGATTCAGATATTAGCTTTTTACTGTTAATTCTTGACTCAATGGTTAATATATTATCCGAAAACAAATCATCAATGTGTTGGTATTGGTTTGTCGTTTTAATATTACCAACCCAATTTTTTAAAGTTGTTAAATCGTTTAAACTAACCTTACCAACTACTTTGTGGTAATTAGAAATAGACTCATTAATATATGTCTCAACGATTGATTCATTGATACCTTTATTAGATGTTAAATCATCATACAAGTAATATAATTTACTAATATTTTTATTTTCCAAAACATATTTCTTAAAGTTAGATAACTCTTGTTTAAATGTTTTTTTACTATATGACTCAGACAATAATGTCTCTATTTTTGATTTTAATATTCCGAATTTCATAATTTGTTTTCTATATAAATATCAACGATTTAGAAGTTTATCTAATTGGGTTTCAATATCACCCAAAGAATTTCTTGCCTTAGATAAATCAATAAAAGAGTCATCCTCAGTTAGACTATCACTTTCTAATAATATTTTTAAATTATCTTTTTTATCAATTGATTCAGGTGTTAGACCCGCGTCACCACCTGGTACAGGACCTGGAGGTGCTGGAGGACCTTCCATTCCACCACCCATGTCGGGAGCTCCCATATCACCGCCTGGCGCTGGCGGAGGAGTTGTTGTGGCATTTTGAGTACCACCTGATTTAGTTGCGTACAATTTGTCGATATTATCAAATAAACCTGTATGAGTGATAATTGTTGCCGTATTAACTAATTCAGCACCGACTGCTCTTTCAATTCTTTGTTGTTGTAAATCAAGTTTAATTTCATCATCTGAGAAACCTAAAATATGTTTTTTAGCCCATGACGCTGAAACAGGTGCGATACCTTCTTGTGCTGGCATTACCGCATCTTTGTATAATAACATTTTTTCTTTCCAAATGTCAATTTTTAATAAATCGGCTTGTGAAGAAGGATTAGTTAAACTTAATGTAAAGTTAGATAATTCATCCTCAAATCCTAATAAAAATAAATGGATAATCGCGATTTTATTCATCTCAGCAATCATACATTTCTGTATTTTATTAATAGTTCTTGCAAAACGAATATCCATTAATGATAAGTCTTTACCACCACCGACAGGTTCCTCAAATCCTAAGAATGCTTTTGGTACACGTAATGCCGTTAATAATTTCTTTTGGATGTATTCGATATCGGCAATCTCACCTAAGTTCTGAGCGCCTGGTAATGTTTCGATTGGGGATGCTTGTGCGGGGTCACGTACAGGAATAAAATAATCTTGGTCAACCGCCATTTGGTTAAACCTCATATCAACATTACCTGTTGCTGAGTCAACAACTTGACTTCTTTTGAATTTGTTAGCAACACGTTGTACGTATGGTTCAACATCTTTATCATCCATGTTACCAACGAATACTTTAAATACACGTCTTTCAGGTGCTCTTGATGTACGATAAATCAACATCGCATCCTCAGATAACAATAACTGTTTCCAAATACGTCTTGCTTTTTCTAACATTGAAGTACCATAAGGAAGTTTTCTATCATCCCCCAATAAACGGAAGTGAGCGATTTCCCATGTGTTAAATTCCATGTCTTTAACTTTCCATTTGAATCTTAAACCTTTGTTTTCAATTGGTTCATCAACATTTGCTGATTTGGCAGCCATACCTCTTTCCAAACGTTCAATCTCGATGTTTGGTAATTGCATACAACCAATAATACCTTTTTCAGTATCTAACTTTAAGTAAACAAAGTTATCCCCATACTTACATGTGTTTCTTGTCCACATAGGTAAGTTGGTATTGATATCTAAAGCGTTATTAAATAAATCGGTTAGAATTGATTTAATACGTTTAGATTCTGAGTATATTTGTAACATGTAACCATTTTGGTCAACTGTTGTAGATTCCTCACCGTAGATGTCTAATGCTGCAGAAATCTCAGGAGTGTACTCCATTGATTCGTAATCATAAAATGACGCCAAACGTGTTGGTTCATAATAAACGGCTTGTGTGTATAGATTACTTTCAATTTTAGACCATTGGTTAGCTAAAAAATAAGTTTGTTGTGCTTGTAATTTTTCCCTATCATAATCGTCCTTTGAAGTTGTTTTTAACAACTCTTTTTTGTCAAATTTATATGTGGGATAATCTTGATTTAATAATGAGTTTGGACCAAACGCGTGTGATAAACGTTGCCAAACTGTCAGATTATTTTGTTTATTTTCCATATAGTAATTTTAAATCTATTTATCAATAATTAAATAGTAACTCGTAATCAATAAATATTATCTACGACCAAATAACCACCCATAAGTTTCATAATCATTTCGACTTGGGTTATATCCATTCGATTGTCTCATTCTATCTTGATAATGTGGTATAACGGGATTAAAATCTAAGGTTTTACTAGCTTCCTCATTATCACTAACAGTCCAAGATTCTAACATTGATTTTGTTAATTCGGTTACTTTTGTTAAATTACTGAAAGATGATTCGCCAACATAAGTAGCCATTGCGATAGACATAAGTAAATCGTCATGTCGTCCTTTTTGGTGGTCAGGTCTACCATTAATGTAAATGAACGTATCCATTTCATTGTACAAACGATGACTATATATTTTAAAATCGTGTCTCATCGCCTCTTCATATGATGCGATAATCTGAACACGTTTATTATTAAAGTTAATTCCTGGTATCTTCTCTGCAGATTTTGGATTATATTTCCAAGTGTTACCTAATTCAACACCATCAACATATAAATCTTTATATCCTAATTCCTGTAATTTACGTGATGTGGATACTCCCATACCACCCGTGATATCTATTACGATATAGGCTGAATACATATTGGCCCATTTATAACATATTTCAGCCATAGTGTCAGGAGGTAATTTACCGACAAATTCTGCAACTTGTTCACGAGTATCAAAATCGACTAATTGAAATGAACTAAAATCCTCACTATCCCCACGACTGACATCGACACCCATAATGTATTTATGGCCAATAACAGGGTCCTTCCAAATCCATAATTGATTACCCAACATTTTATTTTGAGGTTCAACCAAATAATTCTCACGGATTTTTTGCATTAATCTTGAGTCAAATACGTTATCCCCTGAACTAAGGAAGTTACACTCTAACTCTTGAGAAACTTTACGTTTGTCGTATTTAAGTTTTTTAACCATTCTTTCAAACCAATCAGAACATGGTTTGTGCCCATCCTTAATTAATTCTTTAGCAACCTCAAAATCTCTCTCTAAAAATGGTTTGTCAGCCCAACTAATAATTTTGGTTGGGTCATATTCTTCTTTATTTAAAAGATAATGAATAGCATCATCAGTTTTAACAAAATATAAGTCGCTAGTATAACGAGGGTCACGATACCAATACATTTCCGTAATTTTGAAATCATTCATATTACGTAACGCTTGGTCATAAATCTCATAGTAAATTGGGTCATTACCGTTAGGTGTTGATACCACAATTACTTTACCCCCTGTAGATAGGGACGCCATACAGGCAGACCAAAAGTCACTGTCGGCTTCGATAAACGCTGCCTCATCAAATACAAGTATTGTTGGAGTAAATCCACGTAAAGCATCCTTAGATGTTGCAACCGCTTTAACCTCACAACTATTTGTTAATTTCCAATGTTTGGTAGATTTTTTATTTGGGTCAATTCCGACATTAGTCCATGACGGCCATTGAGTTACAAACAACCTAATCTTATTCGCCATCTCGATTGATGTATCAAGTTTGTTGGCAATAATAAGAATTTTCTCAGGTTTTTCTTTTTTAGCAAAAGCTAATTTTTTTGATATCCAAGCGGCGGTAACTGTTGATACGCCCGCTTGTCGATATTTTAAGGCAATGTTCTCATTATAATCTTCATAATCCTGTAACAATTTGATTTGGTCAGGGAATAATTCTAGTGGAACAAATTTTGATACTGTGTTATCGTATGTTTGTAGATACGTTCTTAAAGCGTATGAGGTGTCCCTCATACACTTTACGTATTCTAGTAATATTTGTTCTTTAGTTAATGACATACATTAATCCTCGTCCATCCAAGACATGTCATCGTCAGAATCATCGTCTTCGTCTTCGTCAGGTTTATTACCATATTGTTTTTTAGTCATATATGATGGGTTTTGGTCCATTTGTTTTCTAAGACTTCTTGATTTTTCAACCAAACTACCGATATAATTCTCAGCAAATTCAGGGTCTTCTAAACCTAATGTAAATAATGACTTAGTTAATTTAAATAATTTATCTTTATTTTCGTTAGATAAAAATTTAAGTAAAAACGGTGTTAATTCTCTTTGTTCATTCACATCACTTACAACTCTGTTAAAAATTTTGTAAAATTCAATGTAAAATTTTTCACTGTATACCAAATCGTATGCTTCAACTTCTAATGAAGTGGCAGCTTTTTTAGTAAGTTCTCGTTGTCCTTTATCTTTAGGTCCACCAGCTGATGTAAAGAACATGATAACACCTTTAATTAATTCGTGAACTAATAATGGTAATGTTGATGCTCTTGCCTCAATAGTAAAAGGACCATTAGCTTTTTTAGGTTCTTGTGATGGGGTTCTTTCAGGTTCTTGAGATGGTTTTCTTTTAGGTTCTTCTGAATCATCAGAATCTTCAGAATCATCAGATGATTTACTTTTAGGTTGTTCAGAATCTTCGGGTGGTTTAACTTGGATTTGACCAATTTGTCCTCCACCTGAATTACCAACATTCCCGATGTCATCAAATAACCAATACATATGTAACATAATTGGTTGTATAACATTTGATATTTGGATAATTCTCTCACCACCAGGTAGTTCTGAAATTTTATCAGCACAAATTTCATATGCGTTTGAGTAGTATAATGACATACCTCTTCTGAACATATTAATAATCATTCGTCTTGATACCTCATCAGAAAATTCGTTCTTAGCTTTCTCAACAGTTGATGGTGAAATTTTAAAAGTTGACTCAACAGATTCTTTAACTTTTTCTTCATCAAAATCAACACCTGCAGATTCGATATCACGTTTTAAATCTTCAATTTGTTGTTGTTTTTCAGCGTCGATGTCGGCAAATTTTTCGGCAATTTCCTCATCAGAAAAATTCTCAACTTTTGCTTTCATTCCTTGAAGTTGTTTTAAAAACCCTGTTGTAAGTTTACCATCCAATTTCAATTTAGCATTAAAGAACTCTCTATCAATACCCATCGCTTTTTCAACTGATTCTGCTGCAATTTCTTCAATCTCATCTTTGTTTCTCATTTGTAGTGAAATTAATTCACCCATCAAGTCACCAACAACACCCATGAAAACACGGAATGCGTTTTGAGAATCGGTTTTAAGATTTTGGTTAGCAATTGTCAAACGTCTATCAATACCTGAATTTCTACCCAATAATTCTTCTAAACGAACTATTGAATCTTTAAATGCCATTGAAGTAAAGAAATCAACTTGTGCTTGAGTTAAACCAAATTTACTAAGTGGTAATTCACCTCTTTCAATTTTACCTTGTAAATTTCTACTTGGTCTACCACCACCAACTTCAGACCCAAATGTCATTGGGGCTTCATTAATTTCTTTTTTAACTCTTTCTAAAAGATATTTTTCATCTCTAGTTAAACCTTCACTAACTAATTTTCTTTCTAAAGTTTTTTTAACTTTAAAATATTTTTCCATGTTTTTGTTTAAGCTCATCTTATAAATTATTTAATCATTCTATTTTTTTTAACTTGTCCCATAAAAAATCTAAATCCGTCAGATTTTGCTTCAGGGTCATCAGATGGGTCTGGGTCATCAAAAGGGTCAAAATCAGGTTTTGGTGTAATTGTCGGTGCTGGTTTTGTACCAGGTTTAGGTAATACTTCAGGATTTCTAGCTTCAGGGTCGTCAGATGGGTCTGGGTCATCAAAAGGGTCAAAATCAGGTTTAGGTGTGATTGTTGGTGCAGGTTTTGTACCAGGTTCAGGTAAAACTTCAGGTGACTCCATAATAGTTCTAATGAAATCTTTCTTAGTCATTTTAGGAAAAATCGAATTTTCAATAATTTGTGAAAATTCATCTTCTAAAATACTTTCCCATTTTAAACTTGGTTTAATGTCGGCAATTTTATTACCCATGTTTTTGTTTGATGCTTTACCAATCATATCCATATAACCACCTTCTTTAGTTTCCACTTTTTTAGGTAATCCTTTATGTTTAGTTGATGCAAAATCTTTAACGTCTTTCTTAGACATTTCTTTAGCGGCTTCACCCGCTTTACCTTTTTTAGGTGTTTTACCTTTTTGCATACTTCTAACAACACCAAAAAATTCTTGTTGTTTTTTAGATACTGATTTTTCATTTACTTCATCTTCACGAATTTCTTCTTCATATGTTACAAAAGGTTTTTTTTCGGATTTTGCTTTATTAATTGAAACCATATCAGTTTTTGGTATGTTCAATGTTTGTTCTTTAACAGTTTTTCTCTGTTTAACCAATCTTACGTGTAAGTGATTAATTTGAGATTCGTTAAGAGACATAACCAAAGATGGTTTTAACCCATAACCAATTAAGCTCAATTTTTTTTCGTTAGTTTTCATATACAACTTTTTTTTCAAATTCTAAAACGATATCACGTTCATATAATTTATCTTTAACTTTTTGTTCTTCATCACCAAAGTTAAACACTAATCGTTTTTTATAATTAAAGTCAATGTCATCATTTTCTTTTTCCCAACACAATGCGATAATACCATCCATTGAATCGGTCATACAAAAATAATCAGAATTTTGAATAACCTCCATTTCTATGGTATCATTTTTTAAAACTCCGACTTTCTTAATTAATTCTAAACTTGGAGGACTTGGGTATCCATTAGATGGTTTGGACTCCCAAGATTCTCCCCAGATTTCTTCCAAAGTATCTGAGAAAATAAATTCGTAAATATTATCTCCCTTATAGTTTGGCCCTAATTCATTGACATATATCAAATAACTCATAGTAATTTAAAACCACCTTTAGTCGATACTTTTAATCTTTTATCTTCAACTTCAAACACGATGTCTTTACCAACTGTTTTACCTACTAATTTAGCCGTAGGGTATTTGCTTAAAACTTTAGCTGACGCTGCCTCTTGAGATTTACTCTCAGAAAGTTTTTGTATTTTATTAAATGTAGTTTCTTTTCTTTGTACGTTTTCTTTAACCAATTTTTTTGTTGGTTTAAAATATTTACCTAATACTCTATCAACACTTGATTCAGAAAAAAGACTTTCAATCATGTCCTCAACTTGGAATGATTCGTCATCACTCATTTCATCGTGGTGAATTCTTCTACGTCTCGAACCTCTTGGTTTGAAATCTTCTTCTTCATCTTCTTCATCATCATCAAAGTTAAATCCTTCGGCCATTTCAGGTTCAGGTACTGCAGGTACTTCAGGTTCTAATTCTTCACCTTCTTCATCACCCATTTCATCACCCATTTCAGGTTCTTCCATATCCATGTCCATATCATCACCTTCTTCGTCATCACCAAGACCTTCCAATTTGTCTAAGATATCTTCTTTATCTTCTTCTTCTAAGTTATTTAAATCTAAAGCCGATAATACAGAATTGATAACGTACTTAATATCTTTTGATGGCATTTCATTTTCTTCGTCAGATAAAAACGTTCTAATTTTTTGTCCTAATTTTCCTGTGATTTTTTGAATTGATTTAAAAGTAACAACTTCATCCTCATCATCTTCAGGTTCTTCCATGTCCATATCGTCTTCCATATCCATATCCATGTCTTCATCACCCATTTCAGGTTCAGGTAACTCTTCACCTTCAGGAGAAGGAATTGCCGAAGGGTCGGGAGCAGGTGCGGGTGCGGGAGCTGGTACAGGTGCGGGAGCTGGAGCGGGTGCCGCTTGTTCATCAGTTTCACCACCACCTGAATTTAATTTTAAATAATATTTCATTTCCTCATCTTCACTTTCAAACAAAGAAACGTTTTTGTCGTAACCTTCGTTAACATTCACTTCTTTAGCGATTAAGTTTAATCTTTTAAATGCTTGTGAATATGAAGAATAGTATTTTCTATTTTTCATCGGTTCAATATAATCAGTCGATTCGTTCAAACCTTTTTTGATTACATATCCGTTACGCTCTTTATCAATACGATAAGTATTTCCATCCGCCAAAGTAATAGTGTACTCAACAGACTTATCTTCATTTAGAGGTTTTGGTATATTCTCTTTATATCTCGCAATTTCCATAATACGATTTATTTTAGCTAAACCTTCTAGTTTTTCACTACCAATTGGTCTTATTTTTCCCATCTTATTTTTTTTTAAAAATTATTTTATATATAAATATGTAATCAAATAGAAATGTTAATTAATTCTATTTAATGGCGTTAATATCTAAACTCTTTTAACGTAAGTTTTTTATCCGTTAGTTCATCTTTTAAATTTCTTATTTTTTCTAAATACCCATTTCTTCTTAGTACTTTGAAGACCAAATTTTCTTCGGAATATTCACCATCTTTTTGTAATCCACAAGTACGGTATTTTCTAAGTTTTTCATTATACTTATCAATCAGTTTTTTGGACTCATCAAAATCTTCATCTTTAACATTATCAACAAGATTATCAATGATGTTCATCCATTGTTGTGATTTTGATTTAATTTTACCGTGATTGATATCAACAGTTTCACTAACAGGTGTCTCAACCCATTCGTCATTTAAGATTGAATATTTAGCGATACTCTTAACCTCATTTACCATAGACTCATCTTCAACATATAATTCAACTTCATAACCATAGATTGTGATATCGTGTTTTTTATTATAAATTGTTTTCTTTAATTTGAATAAGTCCTCATATAAAGGTTTTTCTGAATTATTAAATTGTGAAAAATCCGCTAAGATATGTATATCAACATCTGAGTAATCGGACCAATTATAATTTGCCAATGAACCTGACATTATAATATCAGATATTACAAGATTCACATCTAAAAATTCAATAAAATCATTACCAATTTTTAATAATCGTTCTCTAACTTTTGGTTTCATGGTATAACTACCATTTGTTTTTTCCCAAATGTCAGTATTTAAAGTTTCCTTTAATTTGAAACTTTTTAATATTTTACGAAAGTCACTCATCAGTAATAAATACTTGATAAATATAATTTATTACAGTTTTTTGAATTTATATACTTTCGCAATTTTACCACTAAAAAATTTACCCTGAGATTCTGAAGTTCTCATTTGCGTAAATAATTGATGAGGTACGTCTAAATACTCATATCGAATACCTGTGTTAAATTCAATAATTAAATGTTTGGTTGCGGTATCGTATTCCGCTCTTTTAAAATTACTTGATTTAACTTCACAAATTATTTTAGTTCCGATGATTTCTTCTTTTAAAATTGACATAAGTTAAGCTATTTTAGTTAATGTTGCGGAATAATCACCTTCAACACCTTTTATTTCCCCAACACCCGCAAGTGTAAATTGGCTAGCTTTTGTTTTTGCGGCTTGAACCATTTTATTAATTTGGTTTTGGTCAAGTTTAAATAATTTATCTGTATTATCTTTCGCCCAAACCATTCCTTTACTATCTTTCCATATTGCAACAACACCAATACCTCCTTTATAAACACTGAAACCTAACTTTGTAACATTCACGGCAACTTTATATTTAGTCTTAACACCATTGTATTCCAACGATAATGGACCACCACTTGATGTGTTTGTCGGAGATATTTTAACGTTATTAACAACAACTTGTTCCATTAATGGTTTTTTCGATTCTTCAATAACTCTTTTGACAATTCTATTTAAATCAGACTCAGTTAATCTTATTACTTTTTTCATTTTTTTCATTTTTTTATTATAGTGTTTTATGGTATTAAAACATCAATTTATTTTATGATTGAGTTTTAATAATAATTATCCTATAATTAATAAAAAAACAAAAATATGATTGAATCTGTAGAAAATAGTGGTAAAGGTAAAAAAGGTGATTCATCAACTCCTGTTTTAGATAACTTTAGTCGTGATTTAATTAAATTGGCTGAGGAGGGTAAATTAGACCCTGTAATCGGTCGTGATAGGGAGATTAATAGAATCGCCCAAATTTTATCAAGACGTAAGAAAAATAACCCAATTATTATTGGTGAACCAGGTTGTGGTAAAACTGCGATAGTTGAGGGATTGGCGATTAAAATTTACAACAACGAATGTCCAAGAAATTTAATGGATAAAAAAATCGTATCGTTAGATATGACTTCAATTGTTGCAGGTACAAAGTATCGTGGTCAGTTCGAGGAAAGGATGAAAGTAATTATTGAAGAATTACAAACAAACCCAAACATTATTGTATTCATTGATGAGATACATACAATTGTTGGTGCTGGTAATTCATCAGGTTCAATGGATGCGTCTAATATCTTTAAACCCGCATTAGCAAGGGGTGAGATTCAATGTGTCGGAGCAACAACATTAGATGAATACCGTAAAAACTTTGAGAAAGACGGAGCGTTAGAAAGACGTTTCCAAAAAGTTATTGTTGACCCAGCGACCAAAGAAGAAACTTTTGAAATTCTTAAAAACGCTAAAGACAAATATGAAAATTACCACAAAGTAGTTTATAGTGATGAGGTATTAACATTGTGTGTTGATTTGGCGGAAAGATATATTACGGATAGAGAATTTCCTGATAAGGCGTTTGACATCTTAGATGAGGTTGGGGCTCGTAGTCAAGTTGAAGTTAAAATTCCTGATGAAATTGAGAAACTTAAATTAGAAGCTCTTGATATTAAACAAGAAAAATTGGATGTTGTAAAACGTCAAGATTACGAAGAGGCCGCTAATCTAAGAGATAAAGAAAAACGTATTCTAAACAAATTAGAAACTGAGAAAAAGAAATTTGAGGAAGAACTAAATCAACAACGTAAAGAAATTAGTACTGAACTTGTTTATGACGTAGTTTCAAACATGACCAAAATTCCAATTTCTAAATTAAACGCTGATGAGACAAAATCATTAAGTGAAATGGAAGGTAATTTAAATGATAAAGTTATTGGTCAACCTGAAGCGGTTTCCAAAATTGCTAAATCAATTAGACGAAATCGTTTAGGGATTAAGGACCCGAACAAACCAATTGGCTCATTTATTTTCCTTGGTTCAACAGGTGTTGGTAAAACTCACTTAGCAAAACAATTAGCCAAACAAATTTTTGGTACTGAAGATGCGTTAATCAGAATTGATATGTCGGAATATCAAGAGAAACATAATATCTCAAGATTAATCGGTTCACCTCCAGGATATGTTGGTCACGAAGAAGGGGGACAATTAACCGAACAAGTTAAAAACAAACCTTACTCAGTGATTTTATTTGATGAGGTTGAGAAAGCGAACAAAGATATTTTCTCAACATTACTTCAAGTACTAGATGATGGTCACTTGACAGATAGTTTAGGTAGAAAGATTAATTTCAAAAACTGTGTAATCATTATGACTTCAAATATTGGGGTTAGAAAATTACAAGATTTTGGAACAGGTATCGGATTTGGAACATCGGCAAAAACTTATGTTGAAGAAGAACAAAAACGTGATATGTTGAAAAAAGAACTTCAGAAGTTTTTCGCTCCTGAATTCTTAAACCGTATTGATGAGATTGTTGTATTCAAAAGTTTAAATCGTGAGGATGTTAAGAAAATAGTTCTATTGGAAGTTGAAAGATTACAAAAACGTTTAACAGGATTAAAATACAACTTCACATTTGACGAATCCGTTATTGATTTAATTTCTGAGGTTGGTTACGATGAAATATACGGTGCAAGACCTTTGAAAAGAGCTATCCAAGATAAGATTGAGGATTATATCTCAGAAGAAGTGTTGAAGGGTACTTTAGTGGAGAATGTTTTATACCGATTAATTGTGATTGATAAAGAAGTTAAAATTGAAGAAGATAAACCTGTAAAAAAAGGTAGAAAGAAAAAGGGGGTTGAATAACCCCCCTTTTTTATTACATTTATTATCCGAGTATAGGGATATTTTTCTTTATAAACGGATAATAATTGTTACCCAAAGATTCAATCATTTCCTTACCCGTTTTAATTCCGTTATAAACGTCCTCAATAACAACGTATTCATTTTTTGTGTGGTAATCGTAATAACCAATAGCATAATTGATACAGGAGAAATCAAATTGTTTCTTTAATGCGTAAACATCCGTGTATGGGTGTGATTGGTACTCGTTACGACCCTCAAATCCTTCAGTCAATACTTTGTCACACTTGTCAAAGAAATCACCCTTACGGTCAAATAATTGAACTCCCATACAATACTCACTAACCATTAAGTTGCCAGGTGCGTCAAATTGGATTGCGTATCCAACATTTTCGAAAAACTCAGGGTCAGCATTTCTTGAACCGTGACAACCTGTTTCCTCAGATACGAAGAACGCAACTTTAAGATTTGGTAATTCTTTTAGTAATTCCAAACAAGCGAATACCCCACATTTATCATCACCACCAATACCTGTTGGATTACCTGAATTATTGTAAGCCTTTAACGCTGGTTTTAATTGACCTTGTTCGTTAGGTAAACTTTCTTCTCTAACGTTGATAGTGTCAATATTATGAACCGTGTCAGTATGAGCAACAACACAAGGGAAATACTCAACCTCATCAGTTTGTTTCGTTACATAGATGTTATTCATATCATCTAAGTAATATTCGAAGTTGTTCTCAGTCAACCATTTTTCTAAGAAGTCAACCATTAGTCCTTCTTTATAAGTTTTTGTCGGTACTGATAAAACTTCTTTTAGTAAATTAAAATCTCTTTCCATATTGTAAATGTACGGAAAGTTTATTAATAATAAAATATTTTTAAAATTTATTATTGACCCCTAATAAATTTTTATTAAAGTTTGACTCTAACTGTTCTCTAATAATTTTTCTGATTTTTTTATTTTCGAATAATTTATAATTCTCAATAAACGTTGGGAAATCCTCAAAACTAATTTTTCTAGCCTCCTGAGAACCTCCTGAATTTGAACGTACAATTATTGTTACACCATTAACAACATTAACATTTTTAATTGTGAACGAATATCCTTCCATTGTCGGGATTGGATACCAATTAACACCATTATGTTTAACATGGGGTAATTTTTTGATGTATTTCATAATTCGTTCATAACCTTCAAAATCAGCGTCACCATCTTCAAACGATGATTCAACCTTTTCAAGAACTCTTTTTAAATAATAATTAACATCTTTATTATACGTATCTCTATCAAAATTTTGACATCCAACGTTCCAAACATCTTCACTATAATTACCAAAACTTCTATCTAAATTAGTTATTAATTTTTCAATTAATTCTTTGATTGATAAATTTTGAGAATCTGTTTCTTCATATAACCTTACTAAATTAGAAGCGATTGTAACATATTCAGTTAATAATTCTTTTTCAACAATGTTATACGGTTCTAAGATATTAGATAATTCGCTTTTAACCAAGTCAACCAACCCATTTTCCATACATTCATTATACCTATTTTGATATTCGGTAATCATATTACTAACGTCATAACCCCACTCTTTATCATGGTCAAGTAAAAAGTGAGAAATTCCACCATCGTCATCAATACCTTCAACATTAGGACTGTATTTAATAAGTTCTTTTAAAATACCCCTATTCTCCTCATCAAATTGACCAAAGTGATATCCTTCTTTAAAATCATCTTCAGCACTATCCCAACTAAGATATTCTCGTGGTTCACGATAATAATAACTATGAATGTTTAGCAACTCGATGGCGTCCTCCATATCATACTCACTTAAATCATCAATTAGTTTAAGGAATTCTCTTTCCTCAAATGTCAATTTAATAAATGTTTTACCTGGACTATTTTGGTTAAAGTGTTTAACTTCCATATTATCACCAACTTCGACATCATTCTCGTATTCACCGTCAACAATTGATTTCAATACTATATATTCGTCAGAAAATTCACTTTCATCCATTTTAGAAACTTTTTTTTATATAAATATACTCAGAGCTTGGTCTTTTCATTTTTTCCCCTATATTTGTATTAATAAACAACGAAAGTTCTTTGATTTATGGGGATAACTTGGAATTGACTGGCATTGTTAATTATTCGGGGCACGCAGTGAGAAGATTCCTATCACTTAAATCTATGGTGTCAAATTTCAAACGGAGACGTTTTAGACAAAATGGAAGTTATCGGATTAATCCGTACTTCTGAAGTTACTGTAGCCTAATAGCAAACGGAAACGCGGGTCGGTGAGCATATAACCAAGGAACAGAAGCTCTTACAAAGACGGAAAAACGATTGAGTCCGTAAATCGAATTGTCCATTGGTTGTTAGTTTACGATGGTGAAGAACAAACTTACTATTTTTGGAACATTAGAAAATGTTATCCTAAGCGTGTAGTCCTTAGTCTTTAAGGTGTACAAGACGCGGGTTCGACTCCCGCTATCTCCACTTTTAACCCTATCTCCACACAAATAAAAAACCCCACTCTTTTTAGGATGGGGTTTTAATGTTTTATTATGGTAAAGTTATTTAATTCCTCCTTGTTGAAGTAATTTACCAAATGATTTCATATCTTTAAATGCCGCATTTTTTATTTGACTAACATCAGTTTTTGCATATCTTTCCGCTTGATTAAATGCTTGTGTGAAATTTTTAGCGTCACCACGAGCTGCCGCGATTGACATATTTTTAATAACACCCGCTGGTGAAGTACTAATTAACGCTTTTAATGATTGTTTACCTGTATTAGTACTTAACACACCAAATAATGGACTTGTTTTACTAATAATTTTTTTCCAAGTATCATCACCCGATAGTAAGGAGTATAATGGCCCTAATAACACATTTCCAACAGTACTAGATAAACTTTGTTCATCCATTCCACGTCTTGTTCTTACTTTGAACGGTTTACTATGTTTGTCTTTATACGTATCAAACATTTTTCTACCTGAATCACCTTTACCAAACCATTTAGTATCATGACCATGTTTAGAATCTAAACTATCAAAATCATCAAATTCTTCTTCATCAAAATCATCACCCATATCATCAACTCTAGTAAATCTATCGTCTTTATCATACCATTCTTCGTCATCAAAAGAACCATATTTACTTTCACTAATCACTCTTTTAACTATTCTCATCAAATCTGATTCTGTTAATCTTATTACTTTTTTCATATAAATCGTTTTTTAATAAATATATTATAAAATAAAAAAACCCCTCCGTTGAAGAAGGGGTTTTAATGTTTTATTTAAAGACTACGCCACCTCCGCAGCCTTTGATTTTTTTAATTTTACCCATATTGATTTATCCGTTCTTAAATTTTCGTAATCAAATAATAAAAATACTGATGTCGGTTCAAGAGTTAAATCATAACTATATGATGTAGTATAATAATTTGCGGTGTATTCACCATCTGAGAATGATACTTTATTGTAATCAATATTGGTTAATACAGTATCACCGATTAATTCAGATATCACACCTATTTTAACGTAGATATCACTTTTTTCTGATAACACCTCAACATTAGTATTTTTAACAATAGTTAAAGTTGCGGGATATAATAATGACCCATTTAATGTTTCTTTAAGGTCAACAAATGTTTTTGTCAATCTAATTTTAGCCTCAAGTTCTCTTTGTAATGAGTCTTCTAATTCTTTATTTAATTCATTACTGTCTTTTTGTAACTGAGCAAGTTGGGCAGAATTTACTTTTATAGTACGATTATTTTCATTTATCGTACCCACAATCTCACTAGCTCTTTTTTTATAAGAATCCATTAATTTCTCTCTATCAGGAGTATTTCCTTCTCTTTCAATTAAAATCTGTAATACAGACGTTAATACTTGTAATTCTTCATTTTCAGTTGATAAAGAAGAATTAGATAACGTTAATTTACGGATTATACTTTCTTTTTGTTTTGAGCTAATAACGTTTAACTTAATTTCCGCGATAATTTCTTTAGATGGTCTTGCGTCTGGTGCTTTAATTGGACTTGAATCTGACATTTTTATGTTTTTTAGTTTTTATTTGTTTATTATAATAAATATCTTAAAAACTAAAAATCCCACTTTTTAGGGTGGGATTTACTTTACTTTTTATCAATGTGTTGTAGCATCGGACTGGAATCGAACCTGCTTGAGTCGGCTTATGAGACCGATGAAATACCTTACCTCCCCCCTGCTATATATAAAAAAACGTTGAGATTACACGTATTATTGAGAACCTTTGGAAGGATTATTGTTTCCCTTCGTATCCACTTTCTTTTGAAAAGTATTCCTCAGTGTCGGTTTTTTAGGTGAACCACTCCTTGAGACATCAACTACTCTCTCATTACTTAACTCTCTTCGAGAATGCCTTCCCGACTAATCCTTGCGAGATTAGAGGTATTTGGTAAGAATATAGGTCAACTTGCGGTATTCCTATGCAATGAACAACTCATTACTATGTAGACACCTTTCGTTGATATCTGACGGACACTTTTGCTTTATAGTTATAAATGTTACTTCATTTCCTTAAAGTTTTTTGTGTTGTGGATGAATCAAAGCAGTGGTCCGTCTTTCAGATTCGTCGTCTTTTGAACAACGAAATACCAAACTACTCTGTGAAGTATCCCTACCTCAATATTTTAAGATTACTTCGAGATTATTCTTTTGGTAAAGAATTATCAAGGAAAATTTCAGCACCACCTGTTTGTTTTCATACCTTTCGGTTTTAAGCCACCTTTTATAATGGAATACGCAATAATAAAATTGGATAATCTTATTTTTCACAAAATTCCTACGAGTTATTCCTATTAGAGTTCCCTCCTCAATCTGATGACCCACATCACCAAATCATATAACCACTTTCTCTACATCGTTGACCTCGATACTAAAGGTTATACGGTATCCCGCTTGTGTACTCGACCTCGGTTTCCCAAGACGCAAATCATTTACACTCATGACTCACTTTATCCTACTTTCGTAGTTTATTTTATGGACTATACACGGCCCAATATCTTTATCAGTTTCATTACTTACTCCTGAACGGATAATCAATTTTTCAAAGAACGTCTCGGACATTTCCGATTTGTTTTACAAAGTTACGACTTTACTTTTGTTTTGTCAAGTACCTTGTGAACTTTTTTTTGAGGTTTAGGAAACTCAACGTTTTATAACAGATTGTCAACCTTTCCCTCATTTGTTTTACAAACTTACGACATTCATATTTGTTTGTCAAGCGATTTGTAAAACTTTTTTTAAATTTTTTCTAAGTAAACTTCGAATGTACCATATTGTGTAGCTCTTGCTTGAGCAAACATTACATTTGGAGTCCAAAGTAACGCTCCGTTATCTGTGCGATAACCGTACAATACATTCTCATCGTTTTCTTGGTCAACTACTTTTTCTGACATTTGAAAAGAATTAAAGGGTTAATAAAAAAAGAACTGTTTGTTTCTAATTGTTTTACAAATGTATGTAATAAATATTGATTAGAAAAGCGAAAACAGTTATTTATTAGAATAATTTTTTCATTCGATTAATTTCCTCTTTAATTAATGTCGATTTCTCTTCGATTTCCTGTTCATTTAAATCTTTTGATTTTAAGTTTAATGCCCCTTGGGCGAATGTTACAGGCGATAAGAATATTTTTAATAGACCTTTTAATACGTCATCCTTAGATTTATATTCTTCATCATTACCGTGAGATTCAGTGTCTTTAGATTTAAAATTAGATGAATTAACACCACCACTAATTAAATCTTCTACATTAACATTAGGTGAAATATCAAATGTGAATTTACCATTTTTGGTTTGACCAATTTGTCTTCCTTGGTGAACAATCTGACTATTTGTGACAGTTGGATAAAATCCTTCTAATGTACTGACCCATTTATCACTTCCTATTTTGTGAGTAATTTCAACCGAGTCATGTCCTATTTTAGTAACTTTACCTTCATATGGACTAACAATATTATCACCACTCTTAGTGGTGAATTTAAGTTTACTTTTATTTAAAAATGAAGTTCCTTCAGGAGTTCCATTAGGACATGGGTTTTCAAATTTTATATTCATTTCATTAAATTTTTAATCCTTTTAATATCTTCTTGAACATTGGCAAAACCTTTAGCTAAATCATCCAACCCTAAATTAGTTGACAAAACACCTTTTAATAAATTTTTACCTTCCTCCTTATAATCTGTGGATGATGAACTACTTGATGATGAATTATTATCTGATGACCCACTTGATTCAGGTGAGTCGGTTGTTGTGTTTGTGGCATTTGAACCCATATTTTTAGAGCTTTGTTTGTGTTCCCAATGCCAAGGTTCTCTTGGTATAGTTGTAAACCCATACGTTGCCGCATTCTTTTTTAACCACTCAAGGGCGTTACCTTTACCTACCTTAAAATTTAAATCAACGGCACCACCCCATCCATGGTTAGATGTACCAGGTTGTGCGGCTAATCCCCCTTTAGAATATAAACCTTTTCTTTTTACTAAATCTTTTTGAGTTTCTAAAGTTCGATATGAATCAGTTACGCCCCATTCAACACCTTCAGCTTTAGCTGCGGCAACCATTTTAAGATAAGCAACTGATGCTTCAGAATTTAATTTATGATTACCACCGATGGATATTAAATAACTACCATTTAATAACCCATTTGACGCTTCGTTTAAATTAGTTCTATTCATATTAATATGTCATTAACACACCACCTAAAGCGGATGCGTGTTTTTCAAGTTCGTTTATTGAATGTTGACTTAAATTCATTTTTTGTTTGGTATAATCTAAACCTAAAGTTCCAATGAATTTGTCATCAATGGTCTTTATTGCAAATAAATACCCTGATTTACAATCTGTGGTTTCAGCAACATACTTTAGACCAAATGTAGCAATTGATTCGTCTTTATAATCGGGTATAATGATTTTATTATTATCTAATAATTCATTGATTGATTTACTGAATAAATTAACAGGGATATTTCTAAAATTAGTTTGTATTGAAGTAACATTAACATTAACTGTTTCATATATAACACTGAATTTAGCAATTGATTTACCTGTAGGGTAAAAATTACCACCATTGTGAAATTGGGTAATCCAAACTCTATCGGCCTTAAATTCTTCACGAATTTCATCAATACTATGTGTAACTAATTCACTCACTTTTAAAGTTTCTTTAATCATATCAGGTTTTGACTTTCTCTTATCTAAATAGGTCTTTAATAGAACTAAAACAACAGGACCAAGAATACCCGTTAAAAACGCAACAACAATTTCCTTACTCATCAATAATTTTTATTTTATAAATATCTCTGAACATAAAAAAAAGTCCCGAAGGACTTCTTTTATTTCTCGTTAAGTAAGAATTGATTACTAATGGATTTAAAACTTATTGTTCTATCGTAAGAACGAACAACAACACCTTCTCGTCCAAAATTAGAATTTAAGTTAGAAGGACTTTCGGCGTATTCTAACATATTGTCAATTGAATTAGGTAAATCAAAATCAAAATCTAATATTGGCACTGTAGTTAATCCAAATTTTTGAGTTATCTCAGTAAATTGTAAGAATGGGATGTTTTCTTGTGTATCAATATTGAACCCGTTGAAAAATCTTACAGTCTGTCCTTTAATTTTGTAAGGATTACCTTGAACACCTTCACCAATTAATTCACCTTGTAAACATACGTTAAATCCTAATGTTTTTAACTTATCCTCAAGTTCTAACTCTCTAGCAACTTTCCAAAATGTATTATCATCAGTTTCAAGTAATTCTAAGTTACGGGAACATACACTAAACACCTCATCTTTCACGTAGAATGTTGCTGAAGAACCATCTAACTTTTCAGTCACGTAAAACTTCATCCCCAATTTATTTTGGGTTCTGTATTTTTCGTAATCAGACGCCAAATTTTGAACTCTTTCTTCATCAGTCTTACGGATGAAAGATGGGAACAAACCTTTAACTTTACCAGCCAAAGATGCTGGAATTGGTGGTTCGTATTTAACAATGTCCAACATTTCAGTAACATCTAACCCTTCAAATGGGGTTACGTTAATGTTTGCATCAGGTGGGTTTAATACTACAATAGGTAAAATCAAACCTTGAGATACTTGACCTCGTAATCTTATAGTTTTCAAACGGAAACCTTCTTGGTCACCCATTTTTTTGAATGAAGTTTTTCTTAAAAATTCAAATTCTTCACGAATTGGTAAGAACGAATCTACTTCACAGTAAACAATTAAATCACCTACTTTGTGATTCACATCTTTAGCAACAACAACTTTCCATCCGTCAATTGTTGCAAGTTCGATTTTATCGGCCCCCTCAATTGGTTGGATGTTACTTATTTTTCTAACGGTTGCTAATTTTCTTTCCATTTGTTATTTCATTAAATTCGTTAATACCTCTACGTCTAAGGTCCCTATATTGGGATATCATAAAATTACTAATTTTATCGGGATTATGTTCATGTAAGTCCAACATTTTTTGTGCACTTGATACATCATCTAAAAAATCCAATAATTGGTATTTTACATACTTGTCATTTCCCACTACCATAACATTCTAATTTTTTATCTTTTACATTCCACAAGTCTTTAACCCCTTCCGTCATATGACAATTGTGTTTCTTTTCCATTCTTTTTCCGAACTCCACAATCATATCATTATGACGATTACGAATAAAATGGGGACATTCTTTACAAGGTTTTTTCATAATTTACCCAACAACATTTAACATTTCATCAGTGTGGTGGTCCTTTTCAATCTCTGAATGGATTGGTTGTTTATTTAGCAACGGAACCAACTCTCTCATCAGGTGGTATGGTCTAAATTCTAAGTGACCATCAATACCAGCATCAATTCGTTTTCCTTTACCCAACCTTTTATTGTTAGGTAAGTGACAGTGACCGTGTAAGTGCATTGCACCTTTACGTAAGTTATTCCACGAGTCAATCGGGTAGTGCATCAATTGAATTTCTATTTTACCGATTTTTAATGTGTTATAGTGTGACACACTTGTAAATAATTCTTGAACCTCATCACGGTTATTTTCAATATGGTGGTCGTGGTTTCCAAGGATTAAATGTATGTTTTTACATATAACTCTATCTCTGAATTTTTGAATAGATTCAAATCCCCCAAAAGACCAATCACCTAAGTGTATTAAAATATCATCCTCTTTAACAATACTGTTAATGTTGTTAACAATAGTATCATTCATTAAATCCAAATTTTTGAAATCACGAGTTTCGTTAATTGGAACTGAACCATCAGGTTTTCTCCAACTAGTAGTCCCACGACAAATGTTCGCATGATTGTAGTGTGTGTCCGATGTTACCCAAACATCAGGAAATTCTCCTTTTTTATTTGCTATAATTTTAATCATGTTAATTCTAATTCTCTTTGTTTATACCATTCAGGGACTTCTCTATTTTTCCACACCGCAAACCCTGATTTAGCTCCTGTGTAATAATTTCTATACGATTCAACAACACTATCTACTTTATACTCATCAGGCATTGCCTTTGGGGGGTTGGTAAATCCTTTGTCAACTATGTTTGGTTTCATTTTTAAACACCATTCAATAACTTCTTGAGATTTATGTCTCTTACCATAACGATATGTGTATTCATAACATAATTCCAACCCCAACTCACACAAATACAAATAGTTAGATAACGATTCTCTCGACCATATCGCACTTGGATGATTTTTGTGAGATAATTTATACGGTATCTCAGATTGTGTTTCAACAACGTGATGAACACCACATAAAAGTTGTGCGGTCTCAAGTATCATTTTAACTACGTGCTTATCACAATGATATTCCGCACATTTCTTGACATCAAAATCCAATATAAAAACGTTCATGTTGCTAATATAATAAAAATTATTAAACGGTGTGTTCTATTTTTACTCTTACACAAGTTTGGTCCTGACCCTCATTCATTAAGAAGTTATTAATATAACCCATAATGTTTGCTGACCCGATTGGGTTTGCTGAGTGAACAACAACTTCAGGAAATCTGACAGGTGTTTGTTTTTTATCAAATCTACTCATTGTTAAACGTTTTGGGTATTTATCGTAGAATTCGTTAACCATCCATTTAGCAACATCGTATCCTGTTTTTTCTTCGATGTTATCGTAATTTAATTTGTAATTTTTAGATACGTTATTGAAGTACTCCTGCATTGCGGTATCACCTAAATCGTGGTCTAATGAAATTAATGAAATGTTAGTCATACCAACTTTATTCACCAAGTTAACAAACTCGTGAAAATTTCTTACTACTAACCAATCTTTATCGACAGGTGTACGGACATCGTCTAGGTAAATCCTCACCTTATTTAAATTTTCTCCCATATTAAATTTTTATATTGTTTTTCTTTTTGTCTTATTATTTAGAATTTTTATTTAATTTAATTAAAGTGAATAATTGAACAATAACGATTAAAATGATGTTTAAGATAAAAAGTGGGATTCCTATTACAAAGATAATAAGATTAGTAGTTTGATAATCATAACCATAATCGTCCCCGATGTAGTTGATTAAATCACAACACCAAGTGAATACATTTAAGTTATATTCTGGTTTAAGGTCAGATAGGATACTGAAAAACTCAAAATAAGAGTTATAAACTTCGTGATTTTTTAAGTAATAAGGGTTTGCAACAGATAAATCGTTACCTAATAAAACAAATAATAAATAAAATACAATCCAAAATGTGATTGATAAAAAGTAAAGTGTCTTAACAGTTCTCATAGTTCCAAAGTTTAGTTAAGACAAATATACTAAAATTTTACATATTACGCATAATCGCTTTGATTTAATTCAATATTAATTTTTGGTTTGTTATTCAACCCATCATCAGGGTGTTCAAGATAACCTAATTGTCGAATAGATAAATAATACCCAACATTATTGTCATTTTTAATTTTCCATATCTTTTCAGGGTAAGATAGACCTTCTAATTCTTTGGGTGTGGTTTTAATATCGTCAATTTTTTTAAAATCATAAATATCCGTAACATAAAATTTATCACCAACTTTTTTATAAGAAAAACGGCCTAAAGTGGTTGCGACCATAAATTTAGGGTTAGCAAATAAAGTATTCAAAATCATATCACTCGATTTAGTACCTCCAGGTCCAAACCATTCTTTTTCGATACCACCACCATAATCAACATACTCAACACTACCATAAGTTGTTTTACCTGTTCGTTTAATAGCATTATTAATAGTACTCATAATTATGGTTTTTTGAGGTCCTGTAAAATCATCAGTGGATAAATCACGAGCAAAAAATAATTCAGCAACATTAGGGAATAACTTTCTAAAATATGATTTAAGACCTTTTTTGATAGGACTAAATGCGGGAAATAAAGGGCTTGATAAAACGGCTAAAATATTCGCCCAAGAAGACCAAGAGGGTCCAGAATTTTTTGATTTTAATTCGTTAATATAGTCAGTTTTAAATTTGGCGTAAGACGATTTTGTAATGTTATCCATAACACCCGTTTTATTAGTTGGGATTATGGAATTATTATACCAACCTTTATGGGTTTTATTCATCCATAATTGAAATCCTTTTAAAAAGTCAACATTTTTTTTCGACTTATTATTAGTCGTATCTTTTGTTTTTAATTTATCAATATAGTCTTTAATTTTGCCGTGTAATATTGTAATTGCTTTAGGATTATTAGTTAAATCAACCCATTTTACCCCATTTTTATTTTTTGCAAACCAAACACCTTTTAATAATTTATAATCATAGGTTTTGTCAAAATTAGTATAAACACCATCATTAATATTTTTAAGATATTTATCATAAAAACTTTGATTATCGTTTTTAAAATAATTTGAAGATGGTGATAGTTGTTCAGATAAAATATTTTTGACTAATGTTAATAATTGATTCTCGTTTAGACGTATTATTTTTTTCATAAAAATTTCTTTATTATAAATACATTTTAAATGAAAAAAAAGCGTAAGGAATAGAATAAAGTTATTAATACAGGTTTCGAACCTGTGAGTCCCCGTGTATAGGTATCATACATACCACATTCCCAGACTTTATGTATGCTCAACCATAAGCCACTCGGTCAATTAATGAACCTCCCCTGAGATTACGGAGAGTAGATATTCTCAGTTTTTCTTATACAAAACCCAACGCGTCTTACCGCTTAAAAATCAACCATTACGTCGGAGTGAGGATGGTGTTCCACACTATTAACCCAACGACCCCCTTTACAAATCCTAATGAGGTATCAGATATATCATTGTTTAAGTAACGATACCAAATCTACTGAGTTTCTCGAACTCATTGTGGAGACAGTGGGAATCAAACCCACCCCACGGTGAATGCAAATCACCATCGCCAAGTCTTGGAACATTTGCCCCCATTTTATTTGAGCGGGTGGAGGTAATCGAAACCTCGTCCTTAGATTGGAAGTCTAATATAATAAGCCACTATACGACACCCGCAAATTTGGGTAGAATCAGACGCGTTCTGTCTACCGAGACCTCATCGTTAATGAATTACTTCATCAGAGCGTACTGAGACACTATTGTGAACCTGGAGGGAGTCGAACCCTCAACCATATGGACTTCGGCTTAAACGAAGCGTGTTTACCAATTTCACCACAGGTCCATTTTGTAGTCCTATCAGGATTCGAACCTGAATCAAAGAGGTAGAAGCTCTTTATGTTAATCCCTTACACCATAGAACCAAATTGTTGAGGGCTGGGGGAATTTCGAAATCCCGACCTTTCGATTAACAGTCGAAGGCTCTTCCTCTGAGCTACCAACCCTTATATTTGTTTTGAGGTCTCTAACGGATTCGAACCGTTATCCCTGGGTTACAAAGCCAGAATAATAAGCCATTATACTAAGAGACCAATTTGTGATTACTCCTTGGGTGTTTCATCACATTTACGTGAATGGAGTGGCCAAACTCACTAACAACACGGACATTAGTTTTTAACAAAATAACTATCGTCAAAAATCGTCAGTTTTTATCAACCAAAACTGAATAAACGGACTGTCGTATTTGTTAACACTATTTAAGTGCGTGTTACCTACGTTCACAATCAGAACCCTACTTGTTTACACTCCCGCGGTCTATGAGAGAATCGAACTCTCAGCACATCCGTGACAGGGATGTATGTTAACCATTACACTAATAGACCTTTAGTAGCGGATTCAGGACTCGAACCTGGCCTCGGGGTTATGAGCCCCACGTGCTACCATTTACACTAAACCGCGATGTGTATTCCCACGGAGAATCGAACTCCGATTTTATGGATGAAAACCATAGGTCCTAACCGTTAGACGATGGGAACGTTTAATTGTCTTACAAATCTAAGTATTTACTTTTGATTATACAAGACCTTTTTAATTTTTTTTCTGTGGTCCAGATAGGATTCGAACCTATGACCTTCGCTTTATGAGAGCGCCGCTCTAACCACCTGAGCTACAGAACCTTATGTACCCCCAACAGGATTCGAACCTGTAAAAAATAGTTCCTAAAACTATCGTGTCTACCTTTCCACCATAGGGGCGTTTACTTCTATTCCAATACGTCAATGAACTCTTGTTCTGTTTTGTCTGACAAATCTAATACTTTTATTTTGATTTGCCAAACTTAGGTCATAAAAAAAACCCCTCTCTTTTGGAGAAGGGTTTCATTTAAATTTTATCTTAATGAATTAACACACCTACTCCGATACACAAGGATTGTCCCCCTCCGTTCTCGCATTTAAAAGTATGTTATTCAAATTTTGCATTACTATGTCGTTTTTTATTAAATATATTGTACTTCTTGAAAAGTTCAATAGTTTATGAAAAAAAATTATTTTTTTATGAATACGTATATAGTATTTGTACCATAATTAGTTGATGAGGTAAACCCATCTTTAAAATATTCTTTATTTGTCCAAGATTCTTTGAATGATTTTCTAGAGATAACTAAACAATCTGTAGGTATCATATTATAAATTTCGGCATCAATATTATTGGGGAATAACGTATTATCCATGTAGATTACTGTGGCATCAGAAATATCACAATTTAAAATATTGTCATTAATAAATGAAATATTATCATTTTTGATATTATGAGTTTCCATTAACTTTAATGATGTTTCGTATCGTTCACGACTATACTCAATACCACAAGATTTTTTGGGGTTATATTCCACCCCAATATGGATTACTATTTTCCCAATACCTGAACCTAAGTCATAAAATACCGTATCATCATTAAAATGTGTTTTGTATTTGTTAACTATTTCGTTAATTGAATCGTAACCTGTTTCTCCATAACCTTCTGACCCGACAATATTAACATCAAATTCTGTTTTATTGTGGATGTTATATGAATTAAAATTATATAATGTTTCTATCGACATATTGGTAAATTTTGTGGGAGTGGAGGGATTCGAACCCCCACGCAATAAAGACCTGATTTACAGTCAGGCGAGCCAGCCAGTTGCTCAACACTCCCAAGTTAGGAAAGAGGAAGATGGTTTGTACGTCTTTTATTTTAGACCTCCAAATTTTTATTAAATAAGACATCACCTTCTTTCATATATTCTTTTTTCACTTTTTCAATCAAGGATTTCAAAGCGGAGTTACCTTGTGTTGTTTTTTTAAGGTCTTCAAGTTTAGGACTACCTTTAAAACTAATCTTAGTATAAGACGTTCCGTTTTCTTTACCCCATACAATGTTAGTTAAACACAACTTGTCAATTTTCTTTTGCTCCTTTTCTTTTTCTTTCTCGAATAGAATATCATCAATAACTGAATCAAGTGTTCGTGAATAACCAAACTCTTTTGGTAAAGTTTTACAGAAGTTATAAACCTCATCTAAAACTTTAGACATACCTTCATTTAAAGGTTGGATATTTGTATTACCACCGTGTCCGTCATTTTGAGCGTATGCCGTTTTTTTACCGTTTATAAAAACATCAGCCATGAAACAAGTAGTTTCTTCGCTAAACATTTTGTTAATCTTTACATTTTTAAGTTCTATTTTCATATTGTTTTTTTTTTGTCTTACAAATCTACAATTTTAATTTAGTTCTCACAATAGTTTTTTTATTTTTTTTTTTAAGTGGGAGTGGAGGGATTCGAACCCCCACGCAATAAAGACCTGATTTACAGTCAGGCGAGCCAGCCAATTGCTCAACACTCCCAAAACATATCGTAGATTGTCCTTCACAATTTAACGGCGGGTTTGAACTTAATCAACTCTCCTACGATATTTGCACACCACCAAGGACTCGAACCCTGACCAAATGGGTTGGAACCATTTATGCTAGCCATTACACCAATGATGCGAATAATGAAACTTTGTTTCATTGAGGACAGAGAGAGGTTCGAACTCTCGAATAATGGATTTGCAGTCCACCCCCTTAGACCACTCAGGCATCTGTCCTTGAATTTACCATTTTAACTAAGACATCAACTAATATTACATTGTCGATACCCTCAATTAAGATTGGATTTTTTGTTTTCCCGTTTTCGATTAAATTACCTACTCCCATGTAAAACTTACAATCAGTACTAATATTTGTTTTGTACATAATTGCGTTATACGCTTTTTGTTTTAATCTATCACTTCTAAATGTTGTTGTCAAATCTATGAAGATATCAACCCCGTCAATTGTTGTTTTAAAATCAAAATCAATAATTTGTTTTTTACCTAATGAGTTAATGAAAAATGGTTTTTCTTTATTTAACATTTTTTTTAACCCCGTTAATAATTCAAACTTGTCTTCTAATGACTTTCCATTCAGACATTTTTCTTGGTTAGTTTTACTGTGTGTCATAGTCGTAATGTTTTTAAATATTAAGTCGCGGGGAATCCATCTGCCGCTTATTACTAGAATCTTGTGGTTTACTTACTATAGTTCATACCGTTACCACTAGGAAACCCAACTTAATATTTTGTAGCCCCTGTAGGACTCGAACCTACACTATTTTGTATGTAAAACAAACACTTTTCCTTTAAGTTAAGGAGCTAATTATTGTGTCCCCGACAGGAATCGAACCTGTGACCCTTCCATTAAAAGTGGAATGCTCTAAACCAACTGAGCTACGAGGACATTTTTTTAAGTCGGAATGGTAGGGTTCGAACCTACGACCTTTCACGTATCAGGCGAATGCTCTAACCAACTGAGCTACATTCCGTTATTTTTGGTCGGGGTAGCAGGTGTCGAACCTGCCGCCTCTTGGTCCCAAACCAAGCGTCTCTCCCCAAGACTATACCCCGTTATTTTGTTTTTAAGATATCCCCCAACTTCTTTACACGATTTTTGAAAGTTGTGTTGTAGAACTTTTCAAAATCTTGTTTAAGGTAGTTGAATCTGATATCACACCCATTTTTTAATTCTTTGTATGTGGAACCCCAATTCATCCCATCATTTACCATATCAATAACCAAGATTCCTACAGATAAGTTAGTAACATTCCCAACCCATATTGATATCTTCAATTCAGGGTTATATAAACCTCTACCATAAGATTCACCTCTTGGGTCAATAACAAAACCTCTTTTTTTGAACTCATCTAAAATGAAAGTTACCATTTCAGGTTTTAAACCTGATTGAATAGATTTAATCTCGTTATTTAATCCTTGAACTTTAGTTATTTTGTCTGTAGTTGTCATATGTATGGGTTTATCGTTGTTTGTCTTACAAATCTACGAAATCATTTCCATTCTCACAACACTTTTGTTATTTTTTTTTGTACCGAGTATGGGTTTCGAACCCACTTGACCATCCTTATGAGAGATAGTTCTTTTCCTTTAAGCCTCGGTGTTTCTGCGGAAGATGTAGGGTTCGAACCTACGCATCATATTTCAGACCTACTTGTTTAGCAAACAAGCCTCTTTACCGATTTGAGTAATCTTCCAAATTATACCGACCTAGCTCGGTATCACACATCGGATACGTAGTCCCCCAAGGACTCGAACCTTGACAATAACATCCGTAGTGTTAAGTGCTATCCATTACACCAAGGAACCAAATTATTAGGTCAGGACCTAATAATCACTCATTATTAGGTTTTAACCTTATATTGGGAGTATAGTGAGATTTGAACTCACCCTATTATCACCACAAAATAACGTGCTCAACCACTGACACTATATACTCCATAAAAACCCCACTTCATCAGCTTAACGGACTGACTGCCATATCGGAGGTGGGGGTATCCTGTTAATTCAGGACCTCGTGGGACAGGAGAGAATCGAACTCTCATTGCTTGTTCTTCAAACAAGTGCCTTGACCAACTTGGCAACTGACCCAATTTATTGTTGTCCCACAAGGGTTCGAACCTCGACTCTTCTGTACCAAAAACAGACGTGTTGCCAATTACACTATAGGACAGTGAGATTACTTTTGTAATCTTTTTAATAATTTTTTAATTAACTTAAATTTGATTTTAATCCCTTTAGGTTCTTGTCTCAAAAACACTCGACTTGATTCGAATGTTCCTGTTAATACTTCTTTTCTTTTCATAATTTATTTTTCTTTTTTGCGGAAGACAGAGGAATCGAACCCCTAAAGCTTTTACACCCAGCTGATTTCAAGTCAGTGTCCTCGTCCATTCGGGCGCCTTCCGTATTTTTATCTTTACCAATATGTCAAAGAACTTTTCATTTTACAAAGTTACATTTTTTATTTTGTAACTTCCTAATTTTTATTCCATAAAAAAACCCCCGAACTTTTGGTTCAGGGGTCTTACTAAATTAATATACGTTTATATTTAACTTAATATGTTTTCTGAACCATATGACATGCTAAACCACATCGGATACGATACGCAACAAACGCGAATCTGTTTCGATGGACTTACTTGTTTAATATGTTGTTCAGTTGCTCTCATTTTTTTTATTCTTTAATATATATCTACAAATTTAGTAAAAGTTTGTTGAATGTCAATGTTTTTTTAAATTTTAACTGTTTTTCCACTCTTTCCAATAGTCAAATTCTTTTAAATTTTCTAAAAATTGTTTCTCAACCATTACATAGTTACTTGAGTTTTCCATTTCAGATAACATATTGAAAAATTGTTGTCCATCTAATGACTCGGCAAACTGTCTATGTTCTTCTTCTAATATTTCGTGAAATCTTCCCATCTTATATTTTCTTTACGTGGTATTCGTGACCTGAATCAGAATTTGTTTGAAAGATGTCTTTCATTGTTTCAGCTTCATTTTCGGTTTCAAATTCCCAAACCTCAATATCAGTGTTTAATAAAATAACAGGTAAACTTTTTCCTGTTTTTTTGTTTTTTACGTTTTTGATAATTACATACATAGTCTCGATATTTTTTTTACAAATCTAATAACAATTTAGATATTAAACAACTTTAAAATCTGTTTTTTTTCTTACCACCAAACATTCTTAAATTTTGTTCGGCTAACGTACCCTTCTTTAATTCAAAGATTTCATTTCGGTTAAGGGGTTTATTAACTTGTTTTGGTTTTTCATCCTTAGATGGATGATAAATATCTTTTCGGTTTTGGATGTTATTGATTAAATCGTAATTTATTTTGGCGTTTTCTTGTTTTGGTTTAACATTTAATTTGAGAACATTGGTTAATAAATTTTCAATTTTATCCTTAACTATGTTGAATTCGGATAAATTTGACGAGTTAATTACTTCAATTGTTATTTCTTTAAATTTTTCGGTAATTAACTCGGATAATGGTCCAAAATCTTTTTTTGTTTTACTAATTTTTGAATAATTACTTCTAATTTTTGACGACATATTAGTGTCAGGATGTTGTGTTAAACTATTTGGATGAATACGTCGATAAAACCCAATTTTTTTAGTGTGGGTTAATTTTACTTTATTTTTATATAATCGACCCATTAAATCGGAATCAGCCGCACATCTCCACCCCTCAAATCCATTCATATTTAAAAATAAGTTTTTATTAATACCGAATACACCTTCACCGTATGTGTTAGTTGTGGTGATGGTTTTATTAATTCCTTTAACGTCACCTTTAAAATCTAAATACATAGGTTTAATTAAGTCATGCGTACTTTTTTTGGCCATGATATCTTGTATTAATTGTTCTGTCATAATATCGTCAGAATCAAAAAATAAAATATAATTAGATTTACTAATTTTAGTTAAACTATTTTTAATAATATATGGACCAACATTTTTTTCAAAGTATTGAAAACTTATTCGACTATCAAAACTATTATTTTTCACATATTCTAATGTTTTTTTACAACCATCAATTCCGATGAAGATTTCACATTCAAGGTTTTTGATAGACTTAATTATGGATTGTAACGTTTCATCAAGGAATTCAACATTGTCGAATGTTGGTAATATAATTGTTATTTCTTTCTCTTCATTTTTAATATCGAATTCATTAACTATTTTATCAATAAACAACAAATCTTTATATACCAATATGTTTTCGTTATTTTTATCATTTCCGATAACTATAACTTTATCACCATGTGACCATTTTTGTAAATTTTCCAAAATTACAACTGAAAAATCTTTTTTAGTTTTATCAACATTAAATAAAATTTTACTACCTATTTTCTCTTTAAAGTTATTTTCTAAATACGTTAAATGGTGCATGTTCATTCGTGAAATTAAGTACTTATTCTCAACCATTTTTCTTGCAGGGTCAGAAAGAACCGAACTATAAATATGTCTACCGTATTTTCTATCATCTATCTTATATATTGATGGTACATAAAGTTTATCTTCTAAAAAATAGTATTTATCACTTTTATAATATGTAATTATTGGTGAATATAATGTATCAATATTATTAAGTTTCATTAAATTCACCTCCTCTCTTAGTTGACGGTCATTATAACATTCATCATTATCTAAAGTCATAATATATTCACAATTCACCGATTTACATTTTTCTAAACCCAAATTTCTTTTATCAATCATACCATCAATTTTATCGGTATATTCGGTTTCATAAATAACTAACTCATCAATATATCCGTAATTTTGTAATTCAAGTAATAATTGTTCATTTTCATATGAACCAATTTCACCCGAAAAACTTTTTTTCTGATGTATAACACAAACATAATCAACAACATTAATAATTGACTCAATTGATTTTTTTAACACATCAACATTATAAAATGAATTATATGATACACCAACTTTAATATTATGTAGATTTCTTTCTTTAAACTTTGTTTTAATATTTTTACTTATATCGTACCATTTATTATCTTTTAATAAATTAGATAGTAATCTTTCTAAGTCGTTGTAATTTTCATACTCATGAATCAAATCACCAAAATAATTTTTTTTACTTTTTTCAGAAACTACACATTTATTGTTATTTAACAAATAAAATAATCTTACTTGTTCTTGTATTGAGGTTTCATAAAAATGGAGGTTCAACACTATTTTTGAGTTTGAAATAACTTCATCTAAATTATTAGTGAAATCTTTAGGTAAAAAATTTATATTTGAGTTACTAATTTCATTACCTGAGACATCATAACTATCACCAATAACAACCAAATTAAATTTCGAATTTAATTTTTGTAATATCTCAAATCTTTTTTTGTTAACCGACCCATAAAATAAAATGTCATACTTTGGGTTTTTTTTATTTTCAAGAATATCTAAAGATTTGGAATATTTCATAGGCATAAATTTTACTTTATTATAACCTATATTTTCTAAGAACCATTTGTTAGACATATCATAATCCCAAATTTCATCACATTCATCTAACCATTTTTTTAAATGAAGTGTTCTCTTCTTTATTACTGGTGATTTACTTTTGGGGTTAAACCAATTTGGATTGTAATTAAAAAGTTGTTCTAACTGATAGACAATTATTTTTTTATTTGGGTAATTTTCTCTATAATAGTCAATATTTTTCCCCAAATTATACCCAAGAATAACTAAACAATTATTGTACTTAGAGTCATTAGAATATAAATCGACTACCATTTTTTTTACATGTGAAAACGTTCCGTTATCATTGTCACGATTAATTACACATTTAATACTTTCCATAAAAATTTAAAATTTATAACAATATCTGTCTTTCAATCGTTTAACTTTGTTGTAATACTCTGTTTTATCTACTATATTCATACTTAATAAATATAAACTAATAAAAATTATAATGTATTTTATAATATTAGTTTTTTAACTTGAATGTTTTTTAATTTTTGTATAAATTTAGTCATAATGGAAAAGGTATTAGTGTTAAATTCAGATTATACCCCAATTAATGTTACGTCATTAATAAGGGGTTTTATATTGGTGGATAAGGGTAAAGCTGAGGTTTTAAAGTCAGGTAACAACCCTATTATGTCAGATGATAAAGAATATATCCGACCGTTAATTATAAGATTATTAAGTTATGTTAGATATCGTGTTAAATCATTGAAGATTAATAGACAACGAATCTTTAAACGTGACGAATTTAAATGTGCTTATTGTAATTCATCTAAGAATTTAACTATCGACCATATCAGACCTAAATCAAGGGGTGGTGATAATACATGGTTGAACTTAATTACGTGTTGTAAAAACTGTAACCGAATCAAGGATAATAAAACTCCTGAAGAGGCTAATATGAAATTACTTAGAAGACCATTTGAACCATCAATATTCTCCGAGGTGATTAACCCAACTATATCTCAAATTTGGGATGAATTTAAACAAACGTACTAAAAGCAAAAAGGTGTCTCACGACACCTTTTCACCAGATTTGCTCTCCTTTCTTTAAAATGTTAAGCCTTTTAGACAAATCTAAAAGATTGTTATGATACCAAACTTTTTATTTTATCAATACCTGTGGTTGCTAATCCTTTAACTTTACTACCAACGTTTGATGTATTTGTACTTAAAGCGTTTGATTTTATCTTTTGAGTAACATCACCTAATTTACCTGTTAAACTTTGTAATTTAGGACAAATGTAGTCACTAATTTTATGTTCGATAGTTTGTCCAAATGTACTTTGTTCGGCCATCTCAACCATAGCATTTCTTAATATGTCATATCCAGGACCTGTTAATCCTTGTTCGTTTTTAATTTTATTAATAGCACCTTCGGCAATATCTTTTGCTAACATTTTACTAACAAAACTACAATTAGTTAAATTATGTAATTCTGTTAATGGTAAGTTACCCACCGCAACTATTACAATGTTCCCTAACCAACTATTTGGGTCGAAACCAAACTTAGTTACCAACCATTTAGCAATATGTTCTTTAAAGTACTGAAATATACCTGTAGAGGCGTTTCCGAATAATCCACCTAATAAATCAAAGAAACTTTCCTTAATCAAATCTTTATTAAATTCTTGAGAATGTAAATAAGCGGTTTCAGTGATTACTAAGTCAAAAAACTTTTTAACGTCTTTTTTACTTTTAGGGTTAATGTTTTCAGTTAATAACTTGTAACGATTAACGATAATTGTACTTTCAGATAATAATCTATTTTGTTTTTTTACTGAGGTTTTAATCAAATTTTCTTTGATTATTTTTTTCATATCCATAGATTCATTTGTTTGTCTTGATTTATTTCTCATGAATTCATAAAGACCATACTTACTTGAATCTTGTAATAAATTATCTAATTCATCTTGAACACCAAAAGCCCCTGAATTAAATTTGGTGTTTTGTTCATAACAACCAAATACCATTTTCTTTAACGCCATTAATGTTGCGTCATCAATTTTAGTATTACTATCTTTCATGTTGTAAAGTGCTTTAATCGACGTTCTACAATTACTTTTAGTATACTGTTTAGTGTTTGCTAATTTTAACAATTCTTTAGGGTCCGTGACAATTTTTACTGATTCGGTATCGCCACTATTTGCGTCTTTATAGGCCTCTTTTTGTTTTTGAGTCATTTGATAAACAATAGTTGGACTACCCATGTCAACTAATTGTTTGTAATATTCCTTGTATTTACCCGCCATTAAGTCTCTAATATCAATGTGGTCATCATGTTCGGGTTGAGGGACTTCAGGTTCTTCTAAAGTATATCCTGCTAGATTTAACGCGGTTTCAATTGGTGTTTGTTGTTCAATTTTAGTATTAACCGTATTAATTTTTTGATATATGAATCTTTCACCAGGATTAAAGATTTTGGATAATGTACTTAAATCAACTTTTTTATATTCACGACCTTGTTTAAATTCACTTGGTTCGTCTTTAATATAATCTTTATTATTCCCAATAAAGTCGGTAATAAATGCGTCTTGTTTACCTTTAGGACTTTTAGGGTCTACTGTTGTATCACAAGCCCATGTAAATTCTTTTTGAGTTTTTCGATTAACACCTTTTCCTGTGGTCTTACCGATTTCCATCTCATAAAGCCAAACATCATCACCTTTACTATTTTTACCCGTTACAACTAATTTGTCAGCTTTTGTTGTTTTAGGTTGGGTACCAATATCAATGGTAAACCAAGGGAGTTTTTCTTTTGTGAAACACCCTTGATTTATCGCCTCTTGAATAGTTAACGGTTTATTTTCTGTATCTTGTTCGTTAATGTTTTTTCTTCCCATTTTGTTTTTTAACATTACTGTTTTTTATTTTGTCTTAAGCACTTGGGTCAAGAGGTTTTAATTCATCAGGGGCTGGTGCGACTAAATTGTTGTTACCACCTGTAGTACCACCTGAGTTACCTTGTTTAGCCTTAAACTCGGCCATGATTTTATCGTAAAGTTCTTGAGTTAATGACCCGTCAGTTGAACCATTGTCTTTTAATGCTTTCTCAGTTTCAGGACCAAATATTCGGTCAATTTTAATACCAAGTGCTGATTGGATTTCACCAATTTTATAACCTTTACAACCTTTTTTAATTGGGAATGAACCACATTCTGGTAAATTTTTAATTGTTGATGTTGATGTTGATGTTGATGTTGATGTACTTGGTTTAATATCAGTTTCACCTGCAATAGGGAAATCAATTTGTTCCATCATGTTTCTACGTGATTCAACTAATACTGTATCACCTCTTAATGAACAAGACCATTTTTTACCGATAAATTTCGCTCCTTCAGCATCCCAAATTTCACCATCAGAATAAAATCTATAATTTTTCTTATTTAATCCGTTTAAGTTAATAAAATATGTGTAACCCATATTATCGGTTAACGCACTTGAACTTGGGAATTTAGTTTTTAAACAAGGGTACTTTTTCAACCATACAGGCCAAGCAGCAACTTTTTTACCATCTTCCCATCCTTCAGAATCTTCGTCAACATCATTGTCATCAATAATTTTAACACCAGTATCGTCAAAAACTTCATGTATTTTATTTCTTCTGATGTATGCCTCATATAATGATTCATTCATTTCGACTTCAGATGATTGACCACCACCTATCTGTGCTACAGGTCTACCACTAACACACGCCAATGTTGCATTAGTATCTTTAGGTTGATTATTGCTGGATGTTGTAGTAATTCTTTGACCTTCAGCATAAAATCTGTATTGTTTTTGATAAATTGTACCATCAGTTTTTTTACGTCGTTTACCATTAATAACAACATATGTATATCCTTCAGGGTCAGCTCTAACACCATCAGGTGTTACAGTTCCTTTACTTTGGTAAAGACAAGGGAAATGTTCTTGATAATATTTTCTACTTTTAGATTCCGCAGGAATTAATTTAATACCACCACCTGACCATTTACTAACCGCTCTTTTAAATGCGGTTATTACAGGAGCTAACTCACCTTCAGATAAATCTTCAGCTAAATCATCCGCAAAATCAGCACCTTGATATTCATATATAACACCACATAAATCGGCAACATTTGCGTTTTTCAGTTTAGAAGCTGCTAGATTAACTTTATCCTCATCAGTTCCCCATCCTATTATCCCTGTGTAAAATAATTCGGCAATTTCTAAATGAGCTGATTTATCTAAAGCCGCCTCTTGCATAAGACTGTCTTCTTTACCGTATTTCTCAACAGTTGAACAAGCCTCCATAGTTTTTCTTAAAACTTCTTCATTATCGGCATTTCTATAGGCCGAATATAAAAATATACCAGTTAATGCTATGACAGGAAGTGCGACCGCAGCACCAACAGGTGTCATTAATGCGGCTCCAAGTGCTGCAGGGGTTGATATAGCGGATAGAGCCCCCGTTCCTGCTGCGGCACCACTTGCGGCTGCACCTGCGAATGCCGCACCTGCAGTACCCGCAACCATCCCACCTGTACCTACAACTGCGTCTTCGGCATCACTTTCTTTAATTAACGGTAACTTAATCGTATCTTGATTCTCAGTTAACGTTTTATTAGAATCATATTTCATTAACAATAATGCTCTTGAGACAACATCGTTAGGGTTAAAATTTTCTTTACTCATTTGTTTAATTTTTATTATAAATATTTGTTTATTTTAAAAAATGTAAATTATAACAGAGTATTTGCTTTTCCTCTGTTTATTTTTACGATATCGGCCCATTTAACTAACGCGATTTGATTAGCGGGACCTCTTGTTACTCCTGACTCCCATTTAGTAACTGTTGGATATGGTGGTTTTACACCGTCACCACCCGAAGCGGCACCACCAGCATCATCTTGTTCAATTAAATCCGAATAACCATCAATATCTATGACTTTATTCATTATACTAATAATGTCGTCTATATTTGTTCCCATAATGATAAATACTCATTTAAATAAAAAACCCCCAATTATATGGGGGCCTTTTTAAAAAAAGTCAGATGGGGGTAAGTTTTTAGGATTGATTAAGTAGTATTCATTTAAAAATGATATTACCTCATCCTCTAATTCTTCATCATCGTACATATCGTCAAAATCGTCATAATCAATTTCGTCTTCATCTATTAAATTTTCAAATTCATCAATTTTATTTAACAAAACATCGTAACCGAAGTTTTTAATTTCATTGAATTCAATTTGACTTGTTCTTATTTCATCATCACTATCAAGTAAAGTTCTAAATGTAACGTCTAATGTTTGTGATGATTCGTTTATGTAAAAAGAGACTAATTCTTTTATTTCCATTTTAGTATTTGTTGAATCTATTGAACATATCTAAAGATTTATTTAGTTGTTCTTGTAATGAAAAGATTTCAATGTCATCCATATCATCAAAAATATCGTCATCTTCAAAGTCTACTGTTCCGTTCTCTAAATCATCAGGACCATCACCTATTGTGTCAAGTTCCATCTCATCAATTAAATCTTCAGTGGTTTCACCTGAGAATAATCCCGTGTTTTTTCCATCATGTTTCATTTCATTGATACCAGTATTTCTGTATGTACCAACCTCACCTCTATTATTAACGGTAATTCCATTTTTGTCATTCGCTAAATCTTGGACATATAATGGTTGTTCGTTAGTATTTGCGTATTGGGTAACATATCCGTCATAAATTTCTTTATGTTGGTCAAGGATGTTAGTTCTTTCCTCGTTAGTCATTTTAAAAAAATAAGCGTTCATAATTTTTTTTATTTATAAATATGTTGATTAACGGCAATATTAAAATTATCATTAGATTATGAAAATTGATATTGATGAATACGCAGAAAATGCGGTGTTGTTAACAGGTCTCGAAGAGGCTATAATAGGGATTGTTGAGGAGTTTGGGAATGGACCAAGAATATTATATTCTAAGTCAAAAATCATTAATATTCTTTGTGAAAGAGATTTAATGACTGAAAGTGAAGCTGAAGAATTTTATGATTACAATATTATTGGTCTTCATGCTGGTGAACAAAACGCGGTATTTTTAGATTTACCAATTAAACCCATCAAAACTAATGATGGGTGGGATTATGAATTAGAATGATTGAAGATATATTTGAAAGACTTTACTAGCTAAAGTTTTAATATGTTTATTAACTAATTGTAATACTTTATCTTGATTTTCATCTTTATCATCCTCATCGTCATTATCGTACACACTTGAGTTGATATCATATTTATCATTAACTAATTCCATAGTAACCATAATCATAATAGTCCTAACATTATCAGCTTCGTCTAATAGTTCCTGAAATTTTTCCTCGTTATTCATAACTTGGTCACCATAATGTCTATCAATATATTCTCTACCCATATACAAAAACGGTGCTGATTGGAACATATTAACAAGTGACACTTCTCTAAGGAGTTTTAAAAATCTAACCAAATCCACAAAATAATTTTTACCATTAATTTTAAAATATTTAATGACATCGGCATTTCTAATAAACGTGTCCATATCATTATTTTCGGTAATTTTATTTCTACCCTGACAATGTGCTTTTTGTGAAAAACCTTTTGGGTTTTTACAATCTATACTCTTTTTATATTTTTTAGACCATTTCTCTTCAATAGGTTTTTCTTCTCTACCACCAAAATCCCATGCGTCAGTTTCAGATATTAAATTTAATTGACTGATTTTTTCCCCAACATTATCTTTATCACCGTCATCCCAAACAACTGAATAATCGTCAGAACCAAAAACATTATATACCGATTTAACTGTACCCCAAGTATTTGGTGTAAGAGATTCACCATCCATATATAATAATCTAACTCTATCTCCTGGTTTTAATTTTGGGTTTAACATAATTTCAAAATATTTATAACAATAAATATGCGTGATATATTTATATTGTATATGAAGACTACGATTTTAATCACTGAACAACAAAAAAGACGACTTATCATTGAATCATTGAATGATGAGGTAAATGATAATGTAACAGAAAATGTGTCGTTATTTAAAAAAATAGCACAATTTTCGTCTGATGAATTTTCTAATAATCTTGGTTTCCTAATAACTTGGGGAGCGGGTATTGGTGGTTTCATGGGACCTGTTAATAGTTTCTTATCTGGTCAGTATCCTAATTTAAGTGAAACCGATACAAGTCTAATTTTATTAGGTGTTCTTGGTACTATTTTTATGAATGGTAAAGATTTAATTTTTGACGTTATTAATAAGATTAAGGAGAATGGTTTAACTAAAGAATTTAAAACTACGTTGGGAAAAGCTAAAGACTTAAAAACAACATTTACATCATTCTTAAAATCAATTGACGTTAATGTTGGTAGTATTATGACTATGTTATCATACGCGTTTATGATACCTTCATTAGGACCAATTATTCACTTTATACAATCGGGTAGTGTTAGTCATGATGACATTAAATTATTTATCGCGTCGTTAGGGATGTCAAAGTTTATTACGTTGTCTACTAAAACTTTAAGTGTTTTTATTAAAAAATTAATGGATAAATTGAAATAGTTACACGTTTTGTAATAATGTGTTGATTACTGTTTCTTGGTCTCTTTGATTTAGTGTGTGAATATCAGGATGGGTTTCGAACCAATTTCTAATTACAGATTCCAACGGAATTCGTCTTACTTTAGATAATCTTTTAAAACCTTTAACTTGGGCCTTTATTTCATATGGTTTTGTATAATAATGTAATGATTCCTCACTTTTTTCATCATCTTCAAAATCATATTCACCTGTAGTATATTGATTGTAATGTTCTAATTCATGGGCAATTAAATCATTTAACTCACCAATAATATCATACATCATTTTTTTAATGTCCCCATTAGGGTTATACACAATAAGAACTTCAATGGTGTCTTCGTGTTTAACATAATTACCATTAACTAAAAATGTTTTCACATCTTCATTAGGTCTAATCACAAGTTCAACTGTAATATTTTTAGGACCATTAATGAATTCATATGTCATATCATCACTAATGTCTTCAGGTAAGGCATATTCCCCATCACCTTTGGTTTTTAATACTTTAACAATATCTTTTACAATTGTTCTAATTGCGTGTCTATTCATTTTACCTTCTAATAAATTATTAACTTCATCAGTAACCACATCAATGTTTTCAATATTAACAATTCCATCAAATCCAATTCTACTTTTTAAAACTCCTTCAATATCATGTTTGATAACATTAATCATTTGTCTTGAAAAAAGTCGTATAATGTTGTTAAATTGGTCATAATCCAATATAGTTTTAATTTGTTTTAACCGACTTAAATAATCAACATCACCACCAACAATTGAAATATTCAGATAGATTACGGGCATCCAATCACCAACAACTATCTTGTTTTTAATGTCAATAATCTCATCAACAACATAATTAATGTGTCCCTCCATTTTTTTAGTGGAATATGAATCATCAAAAGTAAGTCCGTCATATCCAAAGGTATTATTCTTTAATATTCGACTTATAAAACTTATATTGTATTGGTCTTCTTGTGACATTTTAACTCTTTATATACTTATAAATATATTTTATTTTTCATTTGTGAACTTAATAAATATTTTGAAAAATAAAATTATAGATAAAGGTACAAAAAAATACATTAAATGTTTAAAAATATTGACATGGAATTACTAAATACTCACCCAATAAAAAAGTCAGACCTAGGTTTTCACGGAAATCTATTCGGGGGGAAATTACTTGCTTGGTTAGACGCATCAGCCGTTGCTTACGCAATGCAATTGTGTGATACACCAAGAATGGTTACAGTGTCGATTGATAAATGTGTTTTTGAAAAACCCTCAAAGGAGGGTCAATTATTAAAGATTTTTGGGTGGCCGTCAGCTATCGGAACAACCTCAGTAACATTATATATTGAAGCTCGAGCTCACAATGTTAGGACTGGTAAACAATTTATAGTCTTAAAAACACATACTAAATTTGTTTATATTGATGAAGATGGTGCTCCGTTACCGTTGAAGGATAAGTCAATCAAACGAATTAATGATATGATTGAATTAAATAAATTAGAAACTGAAGATTCTATATAAATTGAATAGAAACTTTTAGATTCCCATCACCTTTAATTACTCTGTGGTATACACCTTCAGGGATGATGTATTGTTTACCAACTTCAAGTTGTTTAGGTAATTCATTATCTATTTGGATTCCCCAACCATTACCTTCAATAATTGTAATTAATCGGTCTTCTCTATCTCTATGCCATTTAAACTCGTCTGAGTTAGTTTGTTCACTAAAAACTCGTACTTTATTATCACCCTCTTTAATTTCGTCAAACGGTAATTCCTCGGTTTTAGATTTTTTGTTTTTAAATAACTTTAAAAGAAATAAAAACACAGTTCCTCCAGGTAATAAGAATATTCCAGCCATACCAACTTTTACCATGGTTCTTTTAAAAACACCTTTAAGTTCGTTACCAATTTTTTCACGTTCTTCTTTACTAATTGGTTCATCACTATTAACTAATTTCGTTAAATTAGAATACGCACTTTTAGCATCATCACCTGAATTTTTCAATTCTTCTAAGAATGTTTTTTTAATTGATGAACTATGTTTGGTAAAAAAATTTTTTACTTTGTTCTCAGATAACTCAGTAGATATTTGAGCAATTTCATTAATGTTATTATCCATTTCCTCAACATCAGTGTATAATGAATACGCAACAAAATCACTATTTTGAATCATACGAGTTAACACTCTATTAAGTGTTTTTTCTGCGGCATCTCTTAAATCATCGTCGTTAGGGTCTTTAATATATAGAGTAATAATTACTCTTACTGAAATATCCTCACCCCTACTCCAATTTGTGTTTTCGGGTTTAACGTATTCAACCACAAATTTAGATTCTTCCGAATCATAACCCGACAAATATTCTTGCAACTCAGTTTTAAATTTTTCAGCGGATGATACTAAAGAATCAAATATTTCAGGAACAATGGTATTAAAAAATAATTGAGTATTATACTCGTTGAACAATTGTACAAATCTACAGGTTTCACGTAATATTGAGCCAAATTTTTCATTTAGACCACCTTCACTATTAAATGTGTTAATATATACCTCAAAAGTATCTTTACTATTGTAGATATTGTATTTTAATGAAACTAACTCAACTTCAGGAGTTTTCTCAAAAGTTATATCATACTGTTTTTTTAACCGTATTAGTGTTACTTGAATAAACTTTTCAAAATTTGTTTTAACTTTTAATTCTCTTTCGTTCATATTACCAATTTCTTGATGATTTTAGTCCCAATTTTTTTGCGTATCTCCCGACATTACAACTCCAATATCCTGCCATAGTTCTATCTTTCTTTTGGTCACAATTATGTCTCGCTCTAAATGATTTGGCTCTATCTTTATTACCATTTTTAACTCTTAAATTGGGGTCACCAAATGTAACCTTTTTTACGGTACCTTTAGGAGTTTTAACATAAACTGCGAATTTTTTTGGTCCACCTGGTGTTCTAAATGGACTACCTAATTTAACATTTTTACCACGGTGTAATGCCTCACTAATTAATTCCTCCAAATCCTCTTCATACATTGGAGCGTCCAAATAAATTTCTTCACCACTTTCAAGGATTACTTTTTTTCCTAAGTCAGATTCAACAATCCAACTGTCTTCATCATTTAATGATATTAAATTTTCATTATATAGTCTTCTAACTTCATTAATTATTCTAAAATAATTTTCAGAATAAACTCTAAATACATTATCAGATAATGATATGTTATTATCTAAATGATATTTTAATTCGTTTGATATTTTAATATTTTCAGTTAACTTCATTGGTGTCTTTTTACCCCATTTTTTACCTTTACCTTTTGTCCCACATGCGGATGGTGTTGGTCTACAAGCAGGATATTTTGCTCTATCCTCACCGTCACTTCTACCACATGATTTACACGTTTTTTTACCGTTAGAGTCGGTACGACAGGTATTACAATCAACCCATCCTTGTGATTTGCCTTTACCTCCTTGTCTTGAAAACCATCCGTGTAATCCTGATTTATTTTCTTTTGAGTAATCAGTTTTAGTTCCTTCATCAATTTCGGTTTCCTCTTTCCAAATTTTACCTTGTCGACATTTAACTACCGCACCTGAGGCGTATGCCGATGGCCAAACATCGTACTTTTGTTTTGCCAATCTTGTACATCTATCATCCTTTTTTTTAGCTTCTAATAGTATCTCATGAATTATTGTTTTAATATTCATAAATATCTTTTTTATTTTAATAAATATCACTATATTTGAGATATGAAAGAAAAAACGTTATATATTCTTAGGGGTATACCAGGTGCGGGTAAAACCACATTGGCAAAGTCTATTGGTGCGGTTCATTTTGAAGCTGATATGTACTTTATGGTTGGTAAGGAATATAAATTTGATGTTACCAAATTAAAACAAGCACACGCTTGGTGTCAAGACCAAGTTAGAATCTCAATGAAGAACTCTGATAACAAAATTGGGGATTTAAGAATTGCAGTGTCCAACACATTCACACAAGAGTGGGAAATGGAACCGTATGTCGAAATGGCGAAAGAATACGGATTTAAAGTTTTCACACTTATTGTTGAAAATCGTCACGGGGGTGTTAATCAACACGAAGTACCTGAAGACAAAATTGAATTAATGAAAAACCGTTTTGAAGTAAAATTATGAAAATGTTCCGAAGATTGTTAAGTTCAGTACTACTTGTTGCAAGAATAATAGTAATGTTTAAATTTATAATGTTATCGTGGTTAACTATCTTTTATCCCACAGATTACCCATCGTCAGTATTAACTTGGTGGGTTTACTATATGATATTCGATATGTGGATGATATTAATGTTACCGTCTGATGAAATTATCCCTGACGATGAAGATGAAGACTAATTTATTTAGAAAATTTTCGAAAGTAGAAATACAATCCAAAAAATAGTCCCGATATACAATACAAAACGAAGTTTGCGTAGAATAAACTTCCTGTTAAGACTATCAGATAGTATTGTACAATGTCGAAACCAAATGGATTGAAGAACATTGCCAACATAAGGAACTTTATTGAAAGGTTTCCTAAAAATATTTGTTTCCATGTTTTGATTCTGCTCATAATCATCCATATGTGTTAATTTAACTTTTATGTAATAAATAATTACGAAATTTAATATAAATTAATTGTTGAGTTATTTTGATTTATACTAATATTTATTATTATAAATAAGCAAAAGTATGAAAAAATATATAATTAACGAAAATAAACTTCGTACCGCGATACGTCAACATCTTCTTGAGCAAGAGTCAACACAAGAACCTAAAGAAGAACAAAAAAGATGTTTAACAACTAATACGGTTAACTTGGATGAAATCGTTGGATTAAATGATGGATTTAAAAATTACACTTCAAAACTTTATAAAAGAAGTGGTGGAATTAGTGGTATGGTTGATGCCTTGGACATATTAAGAACTTTAAGGTTACATCCTGATGTTAGTGATTCAGGTGAACACTTATCTTATGATTTAATGAATCACTTAAACACATTCCGTGGTAAAAACTATATGGATGAAACAACTAGTAATTGTCACAGTGCTATGGATAAAGTTATCGAACTTTATAAAGAAAACCAACATGGTGAAGAATTAGTTAAAGATATTGAGAAAGTATTAGCACACGCAGACCCGTCGTCAAGAGCTAAAGAATATTTAAAGAGATGTTTACAATTAGTAAAAGAAAAATAACCCTCTTTACTGAGGACGTTTAGGACCGTTACTGTTATGGTAACAAACTAAGGGGAGGTTTCGCTACCATCCCCTTTTTTTATGCGAGATATTTATCAATAAAAACGTTATGGAAAAAATTAAATGGTTCTTTACAGAAATCATAAACATCTATTCAACAAAAAAATCATACTTTTCAAAAAAAAGGATTGAGTCAGGAATAGCGTTTGTGATTGCACAATGGGGTATGATTTTCTTTTTATTAGAAAAACATATAAATTTGTCAATGGGTGAATTCTTATTATGGGCGGCGGCTGAGTTTGCGGTTGCTGGTTGGATGATTCACAAAATCCAAAAAGAAAAGAGTGATAACACACCTTCTTAAACTAAAACCCCCCAAGTGATTGGGGGTTTTTACTATGTTTTACCAAATCCAGCATTTAATCCAGTATTTACCACCCTACTTTGAATATCTCCTTTGACGTATTCTTTGGCAACTTTTACAACAGGTTTAACCATAGGTTTAAGCACTTTAGCAACTGTCGTAACAGGTTTAACCATAGGTTTAACCACTTTAGCAACTTTCATAACAGGTTTAATTTTACTAAATTCCACAAAAGTTTGTTCAATTCTGGTTAAAACACCACCAACACGATTAATTATCCCCAATAATGGGTTTAACAGACTTTTTAATGTAGGAACTTTATTTATTATCGCACTTATCGCTTGTCTAATTTGCAATATTACTTTAGAACCGTAACTACTAATTTTGGTTAAAAACAGTTTAAGATGACTCCACCAAGTTGTTTTAGACGCTTTTGTGAAGATGTTTATTAATTTAGTTTCACCTTTCAATATAGGTTTAAGAGCCCCCATTATTTTACCACCAACACCTGCCAACAATAACCAAATTAAATCGTTAAGAAGGTTAAACCAATTAACGACCCCTTTTTGTACCCAAGAATAAATATCATAAGCAACTAATAATCCCCAAGCAACCATATTTATTACGTGACCACCAAAGAGTGATATAACAATTTGTGCAATGCTTCCACCAACACCACTCATAGCATCTCTAAATCCATTCGCAACTTGTTCCAATGTTAAACCTTGAAAGGGATTTGGAAGCTTTTTAGCTTCACCTTTAGGTGCTGTACTTTTACATATAGTATTCGCGTTTTTATATATATAGTCACCCGTCCCGTCAGTTGTATTAGACCAAGGTTTAACCAATTTTTTAGAGTAAGAACTTATTTCTTGTTGTGTCATTTGTCTAAACCCTATGGGACATACACTTTGATTTTTACCAGAATTTTTCAAATTGGTCATCCAATCATTACTAATTTTGGGATTACTAATTTTGGGTTGTTCGGATATAACTTTTTTAACTAGTCTAACCAAATCGGACTCGGTTAATCTTATTACTTTGCTCATAAAATGTTTTTACTATAAATACATTAAAATGTGTTATAGTAAAAATTTAAGTATTTTTTCTTTGATACCTGATTGTTTAATCCCTTCTTTCATTTTTTTAGTATGAACGAAGTTAGGTAATTTACTTAAATCCAAATCATCAATAGCTACCCAATGTGTTACTTCAGGGTGGTTATTTAACCAAGTATTGATTTCTGACACTCTGTTACCTTCTAAATCAGACATGCGTTTAAGTACGGTGTCAGGTGTAACATCAATAGGTGACTTAATCACACCGTATTCTTTAAACATATGTTGTAAGTCTACCAAGGTACAATGTAGTTTCCAATCTGAGGATACAACAATCTCAGCATCAGTTAATTCCAATATTTCATTTAGAACTTTAACCGCTTTGGAGTTGAAGTTATCCATCTTGATATGTGCGGGAATTTTTGGGTCGTTAACATAACCCTGACTTTCAGGATTGTTTAACTTCCATTTTTTAATCTTTTTCATGCGTCCACCCCACTCGGTAGATAAACACATAACACCATCGTTATCTAAAAATATTACTTTCATAAGTTATATAATTTGGTATGCGAAATAAATTTCTTTTTTCAATTTTATTGAGTCTTCGTAATTACCTATAACCACACCATTCTTAATTGTGAACGCGTGACCTCTAACTAAGATGAAGAATGTTCCTTCAGGGTTTTTCTTAATGAATGTCCCAACAGTCATTTTTCTTTTAACTACCTCACCCTTCACTTTAACATCGTAACGTAAGTCTCCGCGAGTTTTACCAATTGGTTTAATTTTCTTGTAATTACAAGTATAACGAACCTCAGACAATTTATTTAATGTTGAGTACGTACTATAAGTCCCTTGTCTTGGTTTTCTATCAAATTTCTCAGAGATTATCCCCCAAGCCTTGTCATAAGGTATGTCAAACGCTGATGCGAATGCTCTTACAACACAATCATTTCTCTCCGCTTTAGCGATTGTTGATTCATCATAACCTTTAATCGCGTTAGATGTCATTTCGTATGGTACAGTTGTTTTCATATATCAAAGATACAAAAAAATCTTAAATTACCATAACCACGGAGATAACGTTTTCTAAAATTATCAACTATTCAAAATCTTTATCTTTGATTTTTCTTTCTAATTCAACAATTTGGGCAAAACCGCTCAATGCGAACAAAGCAGCACAAGCCCAAGCAACCATTTCCCACGTACTTTTAGTACTGAAATACGAGTTATAAAACGATGATATACCACCAACTAATAATGAGTATTTATTAATCACTGACATTACTTTTTCAAACTTTTTCATAATTTTAAATTTTAGGTTTTGTGTGTTTTATACTTTGTATTAATTTATCATATTTTATTTATTTAAAACTTCTAAACAATTTTTTTGCCAATCAAAATGGCCAACGTTTAATGGTTGACAACTATCTTTAGATTCCATAATTGATATTAATTCGTGTAAGTCATCATCCAAGTGGAATACGAACCCCATACCTTCTAAAAACGTAATCTTATCTTTATGTGCGGTAAACTTAACTCTACTATTTGGAATACCAATCCTTTCACAACTTTCCCACAAATCTTTATTCCAATCAGGTTTTGTCCAAGGATGGAGTATAGACTCATCTTCACTTACTCTTGAAGTAACAACCCATACCTCATACCCTTGTTCGACTAGTTCTTTTGCGAATTCCTCGACATGAGGTAACGATAAGGTACCGTCGTAATCAAAACTAACTTTCATAATGTGTGATTTAACTTGTCCTACAAATATAATAAAAAAATCCCAAACTTAAAAGAATGGGATTTTAATTTTATATTAAATTAAGGTTATCTATTTCACTTCTTCAAATTCTACATCAGAAACATCGTTTGTGTCATATGATTCATTAGTAGGTTCTTGATTAGATTTATTATAAAGGTTCTCACTGATTGATTGGAACTTAGTATTAATAGATTCAATCTTAGAATCTAAAATAGTTATTTCTTTTTTCTCAACTGACTCCTTCAAACTAGTAATAAGTTCATTAATATCTTTTTTATCGTCTTCAGAAATTTTATCATCTAAATCTTTTAATGACTTTTCTGATTGGAAGATTGTCGTGTCAGCCTTATTGATTAATTCAACCTCTTCTCTTGCTTTTTGGTCAGACTCGGCGTTTAATTCAGCGTCGGCCTTCATTCTTTCAATTTCTTCTTTAGATAAACCTGAAGACGCTTCAATTTTAATTGATTGTACTTTGTTAGTTCCTTTATCCAATGCTGATACGTTAATGATACCGTTAGCATCTATGTCAAAGGTCACTTCTATCTGTGGGACCCCTCTTTGTGATGGTGGGACATCAGTTAATTGGAATTTACCAATGGTTTTATTGTCGCTAGCCATGGCTCTCTCACCTTGTAGTACATGGATATCAACACTTGGTTGATTATCAACTGCCGTTGAGAATACTTGTGACTTTTTAGTTGGAATTGTTGTGTTTGACTCTATTAATTTAGTGAATATACCACCCATAGTTTCAATACCTAATGATAATGGGGTAACATCTAATAAAAGTACGTCTTTAACGTCACCAGCTAACACACCACCTTGGATAGCGGCACCTAACGCAACTACCTCATCAGGATTTACCCCTTTTGAAGGTTCTTTACCGAAGAAACTCTTAACTGCATCCTGAATAGCGGGAATTCTTGTTGTACCACCAACTAAAATAATTTCATCAATGTCAGTTATTTTAATACCAGCGTTTTTTAACGCATTTTTACACGGTTCAATTGTTCTCTTAACTAAATTATCAACAAGTTGTTCAAATTTAGATTTTGTTAAAGAAACCACTAAATGTTTTGGAATTCCATCAACAGGGATTAAGTATGGTAAGTTAATTTCAGTTGATGATGATGATGACAACTCAATTTTCGCTTTCTCAGCCGCCTCTTTTAATCTCTGAAGAGCCATTGGGTCTTTACTTGGGTCAACACCGTTCTCTTTCTTAAACTCATCAATTAAAAAGTTGATAATTGTTTGGTCAAAGTCATCCCCACCTAAATGTGTGTCACCATCTGTAGATAATACTTCAAATACACCATCACCTAACTCAAGAATTGAAACATCATGGGTTCCACCACCGCAATCGAATACTACAACTAACATATCTTGGTTTTTCTTATCAAGACCGTAAGCCAATGCTGCCGCGGTTGGTTCGTTGATGATACGTCTTACAGTTAAACCCGCAATTTCGCCAGCTTCTTTGGTTGCCTGACGTTGAGCGTCGTTAAAATGAGCGGGAACTGTAATAACCGCTTCAGTAACTGTTGTTCCCAAGTAATCTTCGGCAGTTTTTTTCATTTTTTGTAGAATAGTTGCGGAAATCTCCTGTGGAGAATAATCTTTACTCTCAATTTTCACTCTAGGTGAGTTATTCTTACCTTTTATCACTTCATATGGTACTTTCCCTATTTCTGACTTAGATTCGTCAAATGTAGTACCCATAAATCGTTTAATAGAATATACCGTTTTAGTGGGGTTAGTTACAGATTGTCTTTTTGCGGGGTCACCTACCTTTCTTTCAGATTCGTTAATATATCCAACAACTGAAGGTGTTGTTCTTTTACCTTCACTGTTAGGGATTACCACAGGTTCCCCATTTTCCATAACCGCCACACATGAATTTGTGGTTCCTAAATCAATACCAATAATTTTACTCATAATTTTTTTAATTTTTATTTTAATTTACAAAAACACTATTAAAATCATACCATCTGTCAAAGTATGACAAAATGTCAGGTTATTTTTTTTTTGTGTCAGTATATAATTATATTAAAAATATTTGTAAATTTGTAGTATGATAAAGAAAAAAGTAGAAATAGAACATAAAAAGTGGGAAAGAGTGTTTGAAGACGACGATTCAATCACAATCTTTAAATATGATAGTAAACGAAGTATGGTTAATCCATATGAAGTTGAAATCAAATATAAGAATGAGAAGAGAGCACCTAAACGTAAAGTTTAACCGTTGTCTTTTGACGCATACTTAATACCCATAATGGTTCCAACAATTGAGAACGCGTTTGTAAGTAAGATTCCAAACATATTTGCCCAAGCGGCACTAATAACTTGTGTGTCTTTACCCATAGTAAGGGTTATGATATAAACTAAGGTTGTTACTAAACCAACACCAATTATCATCCATAAAGCAACCTTAACAATAATTGAGATTAATTCCGTTTGATTTCTTTTTTGGATAAAATCTAAGTCATTTTCAGCATTTTCTTTAGCGGTTTCTGCGGTCAGTCTGGCCTGTTCAGATTTAACCATTTCATGTTTTAATTCCTCAGTTAAACGGATATTTTCTAATTTCCACTCATTAAGTTCTCGATTTTGAACTTCGTAGGTTAATTTATCTTGACCAACTTCATCTAATGTTTGATTTAATTCGCTTAAAATTCGACTATTCTCATCATTTAAATCACTTAATTCTTTATTTTGAGATTGAATTTTTTTGGTGATTTCAAGACGTTTTTTTCTTTTATCACTGTCTTTGGTTTCACATTCCTTTAGATAATTTTTAAAGTCATCGTCATCTTCACTATCAATAAGTTTAGTAATGTTACCTTCAAGACCCACACGTTTGGTAACGTATAGGTCCATCAATAATTTTTTAGTATTACTATCTATTTTAATCATTTGTAAACTTTAAATGGTAATGTTCTGTTTTTATAACCTTCATAATCTTTTCTGAACTCTTCTAAACGAGGTTCAATGTCATCAGATTTAATAATCCAAAATTGTGCACCCGCTTGAACCGCTTTTGCTTGTTCTTCGGCTTCGTTTGAAGATGATATAATCCCAATTACAACGTGATTACCAAACTCAAAATTTATTTTTCTGATTAACTCAATACCATCAAAAGAACTACCAATAATGTTTAAATCAACAAATACACATTCTGGTTTATCATAATTGTCCCCTTCTTGGAACCATTTTTCAAATAGTTTTGCGGCTTCATCAGAACTATTTAATGCGTTTAAAGATAAACTTATGTCAAGTAATGAACACGCATCTTCAAATACTAAATGGAATAAATCCTCATCATCCACTAATAAAATTGAATCAATCATTTTTTTTTCGTTTTTTATATTATTTTATTTTTATTTTCATTTTTGTACCTGTTTCATTTTTCTCACAGGTAATACTAAATCCATGTTCTTCCAAAATCGCCACACAAATATTTAGACCCAAACCAGTTCCTGATTCTTTTTGACCTTCTTTTCTAGTGTAAGGTTTTGATAACTCATCAAAATCTTTTTGGTTAATCCCTCGACCATTATCTTGTATATTCAGAGTATCACCTTCAAAATAAATTTTAACAAATTTAGTGTCCGAATCATTATACTTTAAACCATTTCTAATCAAGTTGTCAACTGCGGTACAGAATAGAGGTTCGTTTACCTCAATAGTTGGTAATTCGTCAATAATAACTTGACTAATATATGCCGTTGATAATAAGTAGTCAGTTAGAATCATTTTTAAATCACATTCGGTTTTGTTTAATACAACATCTTTCTTTACAAGATTGGTAAATTCGTAAACTCCTTTATAAACTTTTTGTGAGTGTTTAAGACCTTCCTTAATCATTTTAAGTGGGGCTTCGATTTTAAGATTAGTAATATCTTCTTGAGTTAATCTTCTTTCTAATGAGTTAACACCTCTTGGGATGTAAGTATTAATCCCTGAGTGCATATCGTGTCTTAATATCTTTGCCGCGTGTTCTAAATACGTGTTTTTCTTTTCAATTTCTTTCTTTTGTTCGTGAGAGTTGGTAATATCTGTGGCTATTTTCATAACACGATAAATTTTACCATCTATACCAACAATTGGATTATAAGTCGCCTGCAAATACACTAAGGTCCCATCTTTTTTAGTTCTATTAATTTCCCCTGAGAATAATATACCTTCTTTTAATTTTTCCCAAAAAACACGATACTCATCACTATTTAAGTCATCATCTGAGATAAACATACTATGGTGTTTTCCGACTATTTCATCCTGTGATGAATAACCCATAGTATTTAAAAACAATTCATTAGCAAAAAGAATATTTCCATCTAAATCAAACTCAATCACTGCATTAGATTTATTAATTGCGTTCATTCTATTACGAATTTCAAGTTCCTTTTTTTTCAGTTCGGTAACATCTTGTCTAATTGATGAAAAACCTTCTAATTTTTGTTCTTTGTCAAATAATGCTTTGATGTATGTGTCAACATAATACAGTTCACCTGTTTTTGTTTTATTAGTAACAACATCATTCCATATTTTACCTTTTAATACTTTGTCATACATCTTACCCCAATATCCGTCAGGTTGTGAATCGGAATTAACGATACTATGGTCTTTACCCTTCACATCTTTTAATTTCCAACCCGATACCTCTTCAAATTTAGAGTTTACGTGAGTTATTTTTCCTTTGTTGTCAGTAATTGAAACAATCGCCGCTTCATTTATGAATTTTTCAGTTTCTATATTTCTTCTCGTTAAATCATTACTTTCTTTAACCCAACATGAGAATGAGTAAGTAGACGATAATAATTGAGAAAACTCTAGTTCAGATTTTTTCCACTCACGAGGAGTTAAACTTTCAATACATATAACACCAATGACTTCCCCCTTAAAAATAATTGGAACATCCAACATAGATTTTATACCAAGAGGTTTTAGATATGTTTCAGTAAAACAAGAAGTTGCGGTATGTGTTTTGGCATCATTGGCAACAATTACAGGGTTAATTAAAAGAGCTAAAAAATATGGTTTGAAATCTTTCTTGTTTAGTTTAATGTCTTGGTACCAAGTGTCTTCTGATTTAACATATAGTTGTTCACATATAATTGAAGTTTTATCGTGATTATATAACCATATAGAACATCTATCCGTATTCATTGTTTCAGATACTTCTTTAGTTAAAACTTTAGCACCTTCAGAAGTGTTACCTTCATAAAACAAAGTATTATGTGATTGAGAAATTAATACTTCAGTTAATTTTACACTATATTTTGATTCAGTATCAATTTGTTTGTTTTTTTTCAAATATTCATTAATGAAGACCATTAAACTTAATACGATTAAACCTTTTGTGTAAAAACTAAAATGGATTATATTCTCAGTGACTAAGATTAATTCTGTGTAAATTAATACGTGCATTAAGAAAAAAGATAATAACCCAACTACACCAATGGTTAACGAAATTCTAGATAATTTATTCATGCTTAATAAATATTCTAATAAACCAAAAAACCCCCAAGTTTTAACAAGGGGGTCTTAAACGAAAAAAACTAAATTATTTATTTTCGGAATGTCGTTATTTATTCAAATTATAAACCAATGTCTAATATTTATCAATATAAAATTTGAATATTATGTTAAAAATTGGTTCAACAGGGGAAGATGTAAAAACGTTACAATCTAAATTGGGATTAACACCTGATGGTGTATTTGGTCCTGGCACTGAAAAAGCGGTTAAATCATGGCAAACTAATAATGGTTTGACTTCCGATGGTATTATCGGTCAACAATCGTGGAGTAAATTATTTGGTGATACAAAATCTATAGTTAAAGAAGATGTTGTTATTACCCCAACAACAAGTGGGTTAAACATTGATAAATTACGTGGTCATATACCTGACACTGTTTTATCTCAAATTGATGAAACCGCAAAAAAGTTTCGTATTACAACAAATTTAAGATTAGCTCATTTCTTATCACAATGTTCACATGAAAGTGGTGGTTTTAGAGTAACAGTTGAAAATTTACATTACTCGTCAGATGGTCTTAAAAAAGTGTTCGGAAAGTATTTTCCAGGAAATCTTTCAGAATCGTACGCAAAACAACCTGAAAAGATAGCTTCAAGAGTTTATGGTGGAAGAATGGGTAATGGTGATGAAACGACCAAGGAAGGGTTTAAATTCCGTGGACGAGGGTTCATCCAATTAACAGGTAAATCTAACTATGTAAACTTCACTAAGTTCATTGGTGAGGATTGTGTTTCTAATCCTGATTTGGTTTCAACTAAATACCCATTAGCATCTGCAGCTTATTTCTTTGATGCTAACACTTTATGGAGTGTTTGTGATAAAGGTGCTGACGATAAAACAGTTGCTTTAGTAACAAAAAGAGTTAACGGTGGAACTAACGGTCTTGAGGATAGATTAAAACACTTTAAAGAATATTACAAATTATTAACCCAATAAAACAAAACCCCTCGTTTGAGGGGTTTTTTGTTTTTATAAGAATGTGATTTCATTTGTTACAGAATCCCATTCGAATTTCCATGGTGTTTGAGAGTATAAGTATTGTTCATTCAATAATGACGCATTGAAGAAGTGAGTGTGTCCATCGAAGTAGTGACCGTGTCCTGTGTGGATGTGACCACATACGTGAATCTTTGGTTTGATTTGTTTGATTTTCTCAGCAAGTAATTCACAACCTAAGTGGTCTCCTCGGCGACCATCAACATCATCTAAGAATCCCCATGCTGGCCCGTGAGTGATTAAGATATCAATATCTTCAGGAATCATATCCCATTTCGCTTTTAACTCATCACCATTTTTTGGTAAGTTGAACGCCCAATTGTAGAATTCAGGTTGCCAAGGAGAACCCCATATTTTAACTTCAGGTTTGTCACCATCTTGGATAGTTAACAATTCATCTTGGATGTAATCAATACTTTTGTATCCTGTTAAGTTACCTTTAACTTTTTCAGCGTTATTTTGGAATCCCCAATCGTGATTACCCGCGATGAATATTTTGTGGTCATAGTTAAGACCATCGTACCATTTAGCGAATTCATTTATTTCGTGTTCGTAACCCATAGATGATATGTCACCTGCGTGGATTAAGATATTTCCCCCAGGTAAGTCACCCAAAGAGTTGTTGTGAACATGTTTATGTTTGTTGTGTGTATCACTGATTAATGTTACTGTGTATTTTCCCATTTTAAAAGTTTTTTACAAATATAATTAAAATTTATTATTTTGGGTTAAATGTTTTATTAAATCATCAATTGATAATTCATCTTTTGGTTTACCAAGATTATATGAGGTAAAAGTTTTATCTCCGTTTTTTAATTTAACCATCAGATAACCTAGTTCACTTAAATATATTTTTTCTAATTCACCCACACCATTGGGGGTGTTAATCGTCAATCCCACCATCCCTCGACACGATTTGACATTATTTTGAATACTAATTTACGACATCTATCTTGATTTTCGTGAGCAATTTCCATTGCAATTAGGTTTTTATCTTTTTCTTCTACAGGTCGACTGAATCGGTTAACCTCACCTGACATCACACGTTTGTATTGACGTGGGTATTTTTTGAAGTATTCATCAAAATTCTCACTAATTTCTTCAATCTCCAATCTTTTGGAATCTTTATATTTTTCAGGGATATTATCTACATCTGTAACATCCAACCAAAGAATGTTAGATTCGTGATAATCCATATATTCCATATTGTAGTGGTCATCTTGACAACGTTGGATTAAACGTGAAGTTAATCTCATTAATTCGGCATCACGTTTAGCATTAGTGTGTCTATTTTTCCCACCGATATATTCAGCTTGGTTGTTCAATTTAACTCTAATAACTTCATAAATGAAAAATGAATCCCAATCACGGTCTTTCCATATTACAGGAAACCATTTCCATAGGTTTTTAACACCTTCAATAAAGTTTTTGTGGCAATATTTACCATCAAATCTCCACCATAAACGGATTTTTTCAAATATGGTTATTTTTTCATCTCTTACCATCCTTCAAAAGTTTTTTTAGATTCTTCATATAATTCATAAAATACTTCAGGTTTTACCCAATCGTATCTATTTTCTTCATGACCTTTAAGTTTAAAAAACATTTCACCTTCAAGTTCAATGTATTTTTTAACTTTACCCGTAATCGGGTTTAATATCAAATATTCGTTTATTATCTTCATAGAACAAATATAGTAATTATCTATCAATAAAAAAAGGGGTTAGTAAATAAATTACAAACCCCCATTATATATAGGCACTCTGATGAGTGTGATAGTATTAATAAATATATCTATTTTTTTAAAAAATTAACGTTTTAATAACATTAGTTAATATTTTTTTGGATTTCAATAGTTCTCAACGATTTTTGTCGTTCATATGTTGAATTAATAGTCATTAATTTAATGTCAGATAACTCATCGGACCATTTAGTTAAATACGATTCAAATAATCTATCACTCACATTAATGTGGTCAAGTGTTAATGATGAATTTAAAGTTTTTAATACCCATTGGTATTCAGTTTCAATTGAAATTATGTTCATAGTTATTTATTTTGTTTTGACATGTGAGATAATAATGATTTTAAATTAACACTCGGATTATCGGTTTTACCTTTAACTTTCTTGGTAGTTGTGAACTTAATATGTATGAATTTCTTAAAATGGTTATACAATAATACCATAAAATAAATTGGGAATCCAATTACGATTAATAAGATAATGAATAAGAATATTTTCATTGTTACAGTTATTTATATTAATTATTGACCAAACCTGAATTTGACCTTATACTGAATTATAGTATATTTTTATTATGAAAAAAGCTTTAGAAGTTTTATTGAACAAAGTTTTCAAAAAAGATTTAGAACTTCTATATGGGGACGGGTGTTATATTATAGTTAATCGAGTACATTTTTCTCAGTATCAAAAGTGTTATATGGTTGATTGTAAATTAATGATTCCCAAAGATAATAAACTTGAGGACTTTGAGATAATTTATCCTGATGGATTAAATTATTTAATGAATGAATCGTGGAAATATATGGTGGTATCAGAAAGTACACAATTTATGTCCACTGTAGACTTTTTTTAGTATATTTGTGAAAAAAACGAACTATGGGAACTTTAGCACTTGTAAATGTATATAACGAAAACGGGGATAGATTATTCAGTCTACACGTACAACACGATGGTGGTTCATTACTAAAAAAACGATTAGAAAACATTATAGATAATGGTCGATTAATCGGTAATTTAGGACTAACAACACCAAAATTAGGTGAGGCGTTTTTAAGTATGGGGTGCTTTGGAGCGTCTTTGGTTGCATTACTCAAAAATGAGTGTGGGGAGATATATATAACTAATAATACTAATACATTGGGGTTGTACAGTTACACCTACGATATTCGTTTTGACTACGAAACCAATAAAATTGTATTGAATTAAACTTGATTATTAACAATAATAGACTATAATTACTAAAAAACTAAATTATGAAAAAAGTACAAAATGGTGACACTGTTGTAGTTAATTACACAGGAAGACTAGAAGATGGGACTGTTTTTGATTCATCTTTAACTGAAGGAAGAGAACCTTTAAAAGCTCAATTAGGACAAGGTCTTTTAATTAAAGGATTTGAAGATGGTATTATTGAAATGACTATCGGTGATAAAAAAACAATTGAAATTGACCCATCAAACGCATATGGTGACGTTAACTCAGAAATGATTGTTGAAGTCCCAAGAGAACAAATACCTGAAGGTGTTTCAGTTGGTGATATGTTACAAGCTGAAGGACCAATGGGACCTGTTAATGTTAAAGTTGCCGAAATTAAAGAAGGAACTATCGTAGTTGACGCTAATCATCCTTTGGCAGGACAAAAATTAATCTTTGATTTAGAACTTGTTTCCATTGATTAAGACTAAAAAATAGAAAATCACGAGACCACCAATTAAACACTGGTGGTTCTTTTTTTTTATGGGGGTTTGATTGAATAATCCCCAAAATTTTATTAACTTTAACTAAAAGTTATTAACAATCTAAACTAAACGATTATGAAAGAAAAATTTGAAAAAGTAATGTCATTAACAAAACAATTTTTTAAAAACGTCATGGTATATGGTATTGTTATCATATCAGTAATTGCGTCATTCATTGTAGGGTATACGTACCGCAAATTGACAACTAAAACCATTGTACCTAAAACCGAAATGGAAAGGGTTAGAAAGAAAGATGTAACATTGGCAATTGATGAAAGTCATCATCTAATCATCATTAACAACAACACAGGGGACTACACTGTCTACCAAGATTCAATAGGTAAAACTATTTTTAAACTTTACGCAGCGAATGTTTGGGGACAACACAATTCTACTAACACTTTAAAATAAAAAACCTATGAAAATTAAAGATTTAACACTAGTCTCATTATTTACAGTTTCAATGTTGATTTTATTCACGTCTTTACAATCATTCTACCAAAAATCTGATTTTGAAAAAGAGATTGTGTTGGTAAAGAATCATTCAGATATAATAACCCCAACACCAATGTTTATGTATGAAAACATTGAGAAATATTCAAAAAAATATAAAATACCTAAACATATTGCTTACAATATCTCGTTTTTGGAAACTCGTTATCAAGGACCATTTCATTGGAAATATAACCCACATCAAACATCATGTGTGGGGGCGTTAGGACCAATGCAAATCATGCCAGGAACGGCTCGACTAATTCAGAAACATAGTGTACCTAATAATAAGTTGAAAACCGATGTTAGATTAAACATTGAGATTAGTATGAAGTTGTTACGAAAATTACACGACAAATATGGTGATTGGGAAATTGTTTGTGGTTGTTACAACACAGGAAAACCATTAGTAAATGATTACGCTAGATTTTGTGCTAACACATATGATTACCAAGATAATTGGGTACGACCAAATAATATTTAATTACTTATAAAGTATTGATTCAGAATCGGGAAAGTCACGTTCAAATTTTTTCATCATGGCTCCTGATTCTGAATTTGCTTCATCTTCATTCTCACCACCGATATCAGGACCCATATCTCGTTTCTTAACGTCCATCTGATGTTCATGAACCCATTCGTGAGCCAAGGTTCTTAAAATGTCACGATTCATCCTATTTTTAGATAATATTCGAATGTCATGAGGTAGTCTACTACCTGTGGTCATTTTACCAACTCTTTCACCAAGGAAAGTGATTGTTAAATCGTGTTTTAATGGGAATTCCTTCTGAAGGTATTTTATAAATTTATTATAAACTTCTACCTCATCTTTTTTAATTCCTGATTTTTTATGTATAATAGTTACTTTCATTCTGTTTATAAATATCTTATAATAAACTTTAAGAATAGTAAACTATTTATATATTAAAAGATTAATTATGAAATTTATAATCACAGAATCGCAAAAAAACAAAATGGTTAAGAAATATTTGAAGGAACAAGATAGTAGTTCTGATGGTGGACTTAGTCTTGGTGACATTGGTAGACAAGCTATTGAATACGCTAAAAAATTAATTAGAGATAAAGATTCAGGTTCTTCATCATCATCAAATAATGGTAGTTCACATGATGGTGCGTCAAGTACCTCAAGTACTCCAAGTGGACCTGTTAGTATTGGTAATGTATCGGCTAAAGGTCAAGAACTATTGAATAATCCAAATTTTAAATCTAAACTTAGTGAAATATCAAGTGCGATTGGTATTGATGAGAATTCAATTATTAAGTTGATGCAACACGAATCAGGTTTAAATCCTTCGGTTAAAAATAGTATCGGATGTGTTGGTTTAATTCAATTTTGTCCAGATGGTAAGAATGGAACAACTAAAACAATAAGTGGTAAGAAATACTCATTAGAAGATATTAGAACTAATTTAGATACTCAGATGGAGGCCATAAAAGAATTTTGGATGGCGGGACATAAAAGTGGTAAAATTAAAACACCTACTGATTTGTACATATTCAACTTTTGGCCTGTAGCCGCAGGTAAACCAAATGACTATGTATTACAAACAAATGGTATGTCCGCACAAACAGTTGCAAAAGCGAACCCTGTATTTAACAAAAAATTAGGTAAACCTGTTGACACACCATTAACTGTTGGTGATTTAAATCAGTACTACCGAACTACAGGAATGGTATAAACATTAAAAAATATTAGTCATGAAAGATAAAGAAATTGATTTTGTAATATTCGACCCAGCGGTGAGCCCAACTCAGGATTGGGAATTATATAAACGATTGTATATTGACCCATATCCTGAGAAACAAATAATCTCACATGACACAATTATTGAGTATTCATATATTAAAAAAACCCCTAAACAATAGGGGTTTTTTATTTAAAAGTACCATTTTCCTGTGTGACCGTTTACTTTAGTCATTCGAATAAAAGGTATTTTTTTCACTAACGACTTTGGCATTACCAAAGAATCGTATGATACCCATCCAACTGTTTTAAGGATTCTTTTGTCGCCAGCAACAAACATATGATTAACACCGTTATACGTAATAAAATCACCACTTTTTACTTCATAAGTAACTCTACCAATCTTAATCGTTTCTACTGTTATTACCGCCATCTGTTTTATCTTTAATTGGTTGAAAAATAATTTGATACCCTTTGAATATATCTTTAATACTTTTCAGGTCTTTGGTAAAACCCTCAATTATTATAATCTGTTTATCTTTTGTGTTTACGATATATTTCATAGTCTAAAGATACAAATAATTATCATTTCACAAAGAAGTAAGACAAATAATTTATCTCTTAACTTATAATTATTGTTACCCAAGTCAGGTTTTTTAACCACACTATGAACTAACAAACAATATGTTACTAACATAATTCCAATTCCAATACTAAACATAATATCTTTCATTTTAAATTAATTTATCGTCTTCTTTTATGTAATCCATGTCTAATTGATTCCTCAACTAAAACTACCACACCTGTTATAACTAATGTTACACCAATTCTTTGTAAGTTATAAATCTGTGGTTGTGTCGGTTGTTGTTGATTATACATAACAGGATAAAGTTGGTTAGCGTATAGGTATGTTACACCGCCCCCAATCATAAGAATTGAACCTGTAAAGGTCAAGTCCACGTCATTACCACAACCAAATCTCAAACCATAATAACCTAATGGTGAGAATTGTGCTCTACTGAATGATGACATCAGTGTGAATAAGAACACTACCGTAATTTGTTTAATCCAAGTTTTCATAGTCATTTCAATTTAATTAGTACACTTAATCTATGGTATTTTTTCCAACTGTTTCTAATAATATCAACTTTGAATTCTAACTCATTCATGGGGATAAATGTATCAATCACTTGTACACCCTCAATTCCTTCATTCATCTTTTTTATTACTCGGTCAAATAAACCACTGTTCTTGTGGTATTCATAATAATCTTCGACAAATTTATTGTAAACGTCAACACTTATTTGTTTAACGGCATTCTCACTAGCAATCTTAAAAAACGCTTCGGAATATAATGACCACCCTTTTAAACTATCTTTTGGGTATTTCTTAACTTCACGTTTACCACCTGTGATTGTGTTATAGATGTCATACTTTGACATATTAGAATTCTCATCCAAAATGAACAACTCAGGGTTATAATTAATTGATTTAATCTTATCAATTATTGTTCTCCCGTTACCACCCCATTTTAATCTTGGGGATGTTGCCTTTCTAACCCAACCATCACCAATAAATGAATTCTCAAACACAACACCACTTACCGCTCTTTTTTGCATACCTTATTTGATATATAATGTTTTTAAATACTCAATGTCTTGGTCACTTATTAAATCATTAGACGCTTCATTCACCATTGATTGAAACTCAATACCAACATTTTCCAAGGTCTCTCTTAATGTTGTATATCCAATACTTATACCTAAGAAAACAACGTTATCAAAATCTATTAATTCAACATCAACATCAATCTCATCACCTAATTCATATACGTGCACTTGATGTACTACAGTCATTGTAATTGACCCATTATGTAATGTGATATCATTCTCGATATTCACCATTAATGTTTTACTTACTATATTCATATCTTTTATTTTAAAACCATGTATTTAACACCATCAACAATTTTAGTAACGTACTTACCACCATCTTTCTTCTCAACCTTTTTAGTTGACTTAGCGGTTTTAGTGTTTTTCTCAGGTTCACCGTATTTCTCCTTTAACACTTCTCTCATTGAAAATCTTTCCATAACTCTTATCGTTTTTACAAATATAAACAAAAAACCCCAACTTTTACATTGGGGTGTTAATTTTTTTTAATTTATTCTGTTTAATACGTCTTTAATTCTTGTGAATGTTTCAACCCCAACAGGTATTGACATTAAGGAAAATAAGAATTGATTAATGTACGCATACATTGCAATTGAATCCCCTTGAGATAAATTTGTGTTATTATGTGTAAACACGATTAATGCCAACACTAAAAAACTAACTCTTGTTCCAATCAATGAAACCCAATTTTTACCTTGTAATGTTGAACCATAAATCATTATCTTTCTTCGTCTGTTAAAGAAAGATTCAATCTTATCATCATCCCCTTCGGTAATTATACTTATTTTATCCTCGTAGTGTGTATGGTTAACACGAGTACTTTGTGATATTTTTTTATAAAAATGGTACACAATAAATGATATTGGTATTACACAAGCCATTGACACAAAACCTGTCATTGGGTGTTCTAAAAATATAAAGATTAATGACCCCACCAATGTTATTATCGCCATTATATAGTAATGAATATCATTCTCTAAAAAATTAATCAAATTATTGGTCAACTCAGTTCTGGCAATTTTTGTTGAATTATCGGAATCCTTTGAGTTTTTCAAAAATTTAAGAACAACACTATTATAAATTGTTGTATACACCTTAGTATCGTAAACCATTCTTCGGTAAATAAAGTAATTTTCAAATACCATAATACCTAAGAAACAATATAACCAATTATAATCATTTTTTAACAGACCATCAATCATTTTACCCAACACAAAAGGCTCAAGTAAAAATAAAAGTTGTGCGATAAACATATACGTATAAATCAATAGTAACGGATACTTAAATTCTTTCGCTATTATGTAAATCTGTTTCATTTTTTAATTTGATAATGGAGCTTTGATAGTTCCGTGTGATTGGTAATTCTTAATAACAAAATCAGTGATTAAACAACTATTTAAAAACTCATCAATCCCTTCATTAAAATTAACTTGATTAGATATTACTAATGTCGGTAATTCAAATGGTGTTCTCGTTCTTGTCGGAATATTAAATTCATCACAAACTTTTGTGAATTCTTCATCACTCATTCCTTCCTGTATCTTAGACAAATCTAATTTGGGGTTTTCATAACACATACAAACTCTTTCATCAACTCGTAATTCTCTACCAATTTGTTCTTTTGCTTGTTCAATATGATTTGAATATAGATGAGTATCACCCAAGTTTCCAATCAATTCATCAGGAACCATATTAACTGTTTTAGCAATGATTTCCAATAACAATCCATAAGATGCGATGTTAAATGGTAAACCTAAAAATGTATCTACTGAACGTTGATTCCACATTAATGAGATTGCTCGTTTAGGGATATTAATAGAATCATAGTATTCCATAACATTTCCTATACCATCATAACATAATAACCCTTTGTATTTTTTTAAAA